TATACTAACAATTAAATAAATAAGAAATGGAAGATCAAAATTGGGAAAAAGTGAAAAAGGAAATAGACAAGGATGAAGCCAAAAGAACCTTGTTAGAAATTGAGGCAGCCAAGATACTTGCCACAAACAATGATTTTGGGTGTGAAATACATATCGGCACTATTATAATTGGCGTATGTGATAATAGTGAAATAGTGCCTTTGCTTGACTTGCAACAAAAGGAAATAGAGAAGTTTTTGAATGGCGAACCAAATAAATGGGAGTGACCAAATGACACCACAAGAAGCCATAAAAATAGCAAGGGAGTTCAGTAACTCAAACAAGGAAGTTTTGCCTTTAACAACTGAAGCTATTGACACCCTTATCTCCAAGTTAGAGAAACAACCTCAGTATCCGAGCGAGGAGGAGATAAGGGATGAAGCTGAAAAGTCAGACATCTTTTATGATGAAGTTGATAAGATGAATGTATGTATGCCAAGATTAAGTGAAGATGAATCTGAATCCTTTATTCAAGGTGCTTTATGGATGCTTAACAAATGGAAAGAGAGTAACAATATAAATAAATGAAATGAAAGGCTGTGTAAGGTTCGCATTGATATTTATTGCTTTAATGTTATTGGTATTCATTTTATTATTAATTTAAAAATATAATTATGTATTACTTATTTTCAAGGGCAACTTTAGTTATATTAGCTGTGTCCTCAATAATATTGATAGCTTTGAGAATATTCAAAGTTATTGAAGTATCTTATATTGTGCCATTCATTCCTTTAATGCCCATTGCCATTTTTGTTATATGTGTAATTCTATGGTTTACTTGTACTGATATACAAGATATACACGAATACGAAGATTAGCATGAAAATAATAGCTGCAATGCCCGTGTGGGGGCGATAACATAATAATAAATGAGTTCCCGGAGTTAATAAAGTTTCAAAATGATTTAAAATTTTATAAAAATGGAAAGACCTGATGTTTTTTGTGCATTTGACGGAAGAGGGAAAGAAGGATTAAAGGTTCATTGTATTGTTGCGTCTGATGACACCAATAAAAAGTTTATGAGCCTTAGGATGGTAAATGGTGTATTAAAAAGGCATATAGGTAATTTTGGAACAGAATCCGGGATAATGTTCAAGATAGCCTATGAAGACATAGACTATGTAATTAAGGGGTTAGAGGTGGTATTAGAAAGCCTTAAGAAATATAAGGGCGAGCCATATGTCACACTTAAGGATCAGTTAAGGGAAAATTCATAAACAAGGGAGTGAAATCCACCGAGATATATTTGACCGACAACATAAGTGTATATTACACCGAAGTCTTCTTCTATTACATTATAATAGCCGTTAGGCGTCCTCTGGTATTTCAGGAATTTCGTAGTCACTTCGGTGTAGTTTTATAAAATTATAATGGGCTTGTTTAAGGAAATCTATGTATTGTTTTTTATCTCCGTATTTCTCATGTTCTGCACGGGTTAATGCCATAAGGTTTTCTATGTAGTCCATTTCTTTACTGCCACCCATACCCTTGCATCTAATATGGTGAATATCAACAGCTTGTAATCCAGACAGTTCAGATGGAATGAAGTCACCTTCGCTATAATCGAAAAATTGCATATATACCTCAGTATGCTTCTTCACGAATTTTATTTATAAAATCAACAAACCTATCGTGTTCTATACAAACATCGCCGCCCTTTTTTATCCTCCTTAGCTCAGATTGAGACAAATGTTCCCCATATATGTTAACGACAATATTCATATTCCACTTATCAATCTCTTTTATTAGGTAGTTATCAACACTCTCCTTTTCTTTTATCCCCCTTGAGTCTATGGGTCTGGTCGCACAGTGAATGAGCCCCCACACATCATTAAGCATATTAAGCTTGCCTTTATATTGTCTCAATACCTCAACAGCAGCAGACCCAATATTCCAATATGCTATAACAGTTATGCGGTCTCCAAGCCTATTAAGATAATCAGACATAACATAAGCTAAAGCCAAATCACCACCGGGGCTGCTGAAATACAAAATAACTTCATCATCATCGCTTTCCTCTATCAGCTTTATAAGGTCTATAACCCCATCATTAATTTCACCTTGATAAAAAAACGTCATGTTCTTCTTTTATTAATTCACCAAAAGGACGTGGATCATAAGTCTCTTCTTTAACGCGCTCTGGAGAAAATGTTTTAAATATCCATCCATTTAAGGGCTTCTGTGATATCAGCCTCCTGTTAAATGTGCGGCGTGTTATTTTTGTCTGCTTGCACACGTCCGCGATAGAATCAAACCTGACCTGCTCCCCAGTCCATATATTAGTAACAACCACCCTTTTACGCTTGGCTGCCCTCATTTTTTCCAATGATTCCTCAAGGTGTTTTCTTACAGCCCTCTGTGCATAAAAAATACTATTGTCTGTATTTAACCACAACTTGGTTGGTCTCTTATACCTTTTAAGTTCTAAGTTCTCAGGCTTGTAATTGTCCAGCTCTTTTTTAAAATCAGGGTACATGCCAAGCGGTATCCTGCTCACGAAGAAACAATAAACCATACATTTAGTATTGTATGTAACTTTTTTGCCATGGGCTCCGCGTAAAGTATATTGGGGTTTCGGTTCCTGTGATAGATACCGCCCCAATGAGCTGTCCCATACCAACCCGTCCTCGAATACCGTGAAACGCCTTAATCCCGCAAATGGTATTTGTTTCGATCTCATAAAGTACAAAATTAATGAAATTTAAAATATCACATAATTATAATAATTAACAGAAGTTAATAACTTTATTTTGATTTTAAATTCATTATATTTAATTTTACTTTGCTTTTCACTAATCTTTCGTCTTAATCCAATAAAATCAGGGTGAAGTACAGTAGCCCTGATTTTTTACCGAAAACTTAAACTTTTAAATATGTTAACAATAAAAGGAACCATAAACAACGTGGGAGAATTAAGAACCACAAAAACAGGTAAAAGAGTAAGAGACATTAAACTTAAATCATCTGGTGGTTATTTGGTTTTCTCCCTTTGGGATAGAGAAGCTGAGGCGTTCCCTAATCTTAAAGAAGATACTGATGTCGAAGTAACTTTTAATCTTTATTCAGTAAAGAATAAATATGATTTCTATGAATATAAGGTTACTGATGTTAAATTTCTTATAGAAGATAATCAAACCTACAGGAATGAAGTGCCGGAATCAACCCCTAACATGGTAGAGAAAGAAGACTTTCCAGATGACCTCCCGTTCACCCTTATACTTCCAATAATCGGCGCCGGGTTGACTGCCTTTATGTTTTAAATTATGGAGAAAACATGTTAATTTTATAAATAATATTATTAATCATGCACTTACAACTTGTAATTAATAAGATTGCTGTCTTTGATGCAGACATCGAGGATGGTGATGAGTATAGCCTTGAGGTTAAAAAGGGGTTAAGTGGTAAGAAGTTCTTAGATGAACACTTATCCATGTTTAATCAATTTAGGTGGCTATACCCGGGGAGGAAGAGGGGAAATGATACTGAGTTTGATAATTTCCGCAAGCGCCATAACGACTGGAAAGATGTGTTGCCGCAATTAACTGCTTTATTAGACGCAGAGATAAAGGCGAAAGCTAAAATGAAAAACCAAGGTAAATTTGTCCCTGAATGGCCTACGCTTAGTGTTTATATTAACCAAAGAAGGTGGGAGGTGGATTGGGGAACGCCGTCTTACCCAACTATCCAGTCATTAAACTTCGCTAAAATATGAAGATAGAGGACATAAAACTATTAAATAACAATGTATTGCTTAAGCCGGTTTTTAATAAGATGGAGCGGGTTACGCCAAGCGGGATTATTATTGGAGTGCCATCTCACACTAAAGACCAATATTTAAAGAACTATTCGCAAAGACATTTTTGGGTTATTAAAACACCAGAGAAATTCACCAATCCAGACACAGCCAATAGGTTTAAGTCATTTAAGGGCACGGTAACATGGGGGACTACCATGGAGCTCATGGCTGGTGATATGGTATGGGTAGTACTTAGGGTGGCTAACTCTACCCCAAGAATAGAAATAGACGGTGAAGAATACCTAATAGTTAATTATACACATATATTTGTAGCACAACGTCTTACAGATAAGAAAACAGAAAACACCATAAACAGAGATGGTAAAATGTGGGATGTGATTCCTATAAATGGGTATATCATATGTGAAACATTAAATGATGAACAGCGAGGGCAATTAGATGTATTATATAAATTACGTAAAAAGCCTAATATATTGAAAGTAAAATATATAGGTACTCCTAATAAATTTTATTGTACTATTACGAAAAGTGGATTTAGGGTGTTAGAAGGAGATAACAGCCCCATAAAAACCGGGGATTATATATATACTGAAATGCCAGATAATAAAGGGAAACCCGGGCAGTATTATATTCCTATAGAGGGTGAATATTTTCATGATTTTAATAAAGAAAACAGGTTGTTTGCTATAGACAGAAGGTTTGTAACATCTTATATTAATGGGTAAAGCAGATAGGAGATTTGAAATAGAAGGTAAGATTTTAACATTTAATATAGCTCATCAAAGGGGGTATATCAAATGTGGCACATGTATGTATTGGCAAAGAACGGCTAAATCAACAGGTAAGTGTATGCGAACCAAGGATGAAGATATAATGTATGAAGATGAATGTTGTAGAAAATGGAAATCAGAGATCATAAAACCAATAATCCCCAACAAGAACAACTTAACATAATATTAGATAAGATGTTTTCTTACGTTGGTATAAGACGAGAAGATGTGAATACACAAAAAGAAAACTGGTATTTGCTGTATGAATGGACACCGGAACAAGAACATGATTTTATAAACTGGCTTACTAATTACATAAAAACAAATAAGGAGGCTAAAAAGCTTTTTAGTACACCATTTAAAAATAAACATAAAGAATGTGCATTATTTTTTGTAGCTAATTACGGATGGAAAACTAAACAAGCATGAAGGAAATACGACCAAGGCTCACACCAGACGAATATAATTTAATACTTAAACACAGGGGAGGAGAAGAAGTTCCACCGCCAGAAACAAAGAAAGTAAAGATCGAGGAGAGTAGTAATAGTTCTACCGTTGAAGGAACTATATCAACAACCGAAACTGATAGGGTAAAGATACTGGATGATTTTTTGTTGGAGTGCAGGGTTGATCTTTCGGAGTGGGAAGTTGATAGATATGTCCTTAACGCATGGGATGTTACCATGAAGTTTGAGTCTGTAGACAAAGGAAATGACCTAACCAAAACAAAGACCAACTATCAGATTAAGGTTTGGTTAAAGAGAAAAACGGCATTGGTCGCATCTTTAGAGTCATTTATAAGGGGGCTTGAAAAACGCCAACAAATGAAGCCAGTTATAGAGGTAAACTCAATTACAACTGATTTGTTATATGAGGTATGCCTTTACGATCTTCATTTTGGTAAGTTATGTTGGAAGCCAGAGACAGGAAGTGATTATGATTTAAAAATAGCGGAGAAAGATTTTAGTAAGGCTATAGACAAGTTCTTTATGTATGCATCCGTATTAAAGCCAGAAAGGATATTATTCCCAATAGGTAATGATTTCTTGCATATTGTTAATGAATTAGGAACAACAGAGAAGGGAACTCCTCTTGATGTAGATGGGAGACTCCCAAAAATATTTGACGTTGCCTATAATTCAATTCTATCCGCAATAGAAAAATTCTTAACAGTAGCCCCGGTTGATATAGAATGGGTAAAGTCCAATCATGACGGCTGGCTTTCTTATTTTTTATGCAGGGCGATAGCAGCATACTATACTAATAATAAGAATATAACAATAGATATATCCCCAAAGAGTAGGAAAATGTATGAGTGGGGGAATGTTCTTTTGGGGTTTGAACACGGAGAGGTTAAGCCAGAAAGATTACCATTATTAATGGCTGATGAATGGCCTGAGGCATGGGCTAGGACTAGGTTTAGGGAGTGGCATGTTGGTCATTTACATAAGAAACAGGAAATGATATTTACATCCATAGACACCGTGGGATCAATAATTTATAGAAGGATACCATCATTAACTAAAACAGATGCTTGGCATTATCAACATGGATTTGTTAATAAGATAAGAGCCGCAGAGTGTTATGTGTGGCATAAACATGACGGGCTGGTAAATAGTTTTCCGATATATTTGGATTAATAAAAAAAATTTGTATATTTGTATTGAATTTTGATGGGTGGAAAGGTAAAATGATATTGATAACCTCAAGCGAACCATCCTTTCCACCATACTCAAAATTCTCGCTTGGGGTTATTTTTTATGCCTATGTCAAGAAGTTTGTTTAACGTTTGCAATAAGTTCGTTTCATGTTACGCCACCAAAGACGTAAACATGAAAGCTGTTGCATTTTATTACAAACTCAAAAGATTATTTCCCAACAGTCGTATTTACGACTACTCTCCACAAAAACTATATAATAAAATGCCAACATGCGGCAAGGTTTCAAGTTATCTTATATCTAAGTATGTGCCATTATTACATGATATGGGTATTGCTTGGGTTGAGGATCAATATGATGCATACAATAGAAAAACAATAAAGACGCTAAGGCTCTTATCTATAAGAGAACTAAAGATAAAATATAAAGATTATAGAAAACATCAAATAAAAGTATATAAGGATGATTCACTCAAAACAACATGCTTTAAGTTAAAAGCAATAGCCGTAAGTGAGTATATAGCTCAACAGAAATACGTTATCTACTGTAAGACCGTCAAACAATTTTTAAGAGACAACCCCAATGAAGGAATTGATCCTAAAAAATTAAGGAAAATCAATAAGGTTGTGAATAAAACCGGAGAAGAGTTTAAGGTGCTGACGTTTCTGTCATCTCGTAAGGCTAAATCTAAGTTTGGGATAAACCAATCAGATTTTAAGAGATTTAAAAATTTCACAAAACATACTTTGGGTTGGTCGTGGAACTCATGGATTAGGGAAGTTGAACCATATAATTATTGGGACTATCTATATGGTTTTTACAGAAAAAACCTTGCCATGGTTTATTGGAACAACGGATGTTTAATTAGGCACTATCCAACATCTGTTAATATAACTAAATGTATAGGATAATATATATATATAATATAGATATATATTAAATCTATCCCGGAGTCAGGTTGCTGATTAAAGAGTATGTTAGTTTTTTATAGGGGTTATTTTTTTAACCCTAATATTTGTATTTTATGACTTTAGAGTGGAGGGGTAAAACTAATTGGTTAAAAAAACGTATGGAGGTTGAGGATGCCGAAATGCGAAAGAGAATGGGTTGCTATAAAGTAACCAAACATAAAAAGAGGCGCAAAAAGAAAGTTAATAAAAAACAAAATATAGCTAAGCAATATGAAGAAGATTTAAGGATGGGGGCGATACCGGAAGAAATTATGGTAGAACAATACCTTTCATCTATTGGTGTTAAACACAAATTTCAAAAGTCTATATTTATCAACCCAAGGAAATTTTACATTGCAGACTTTTATTTTCCAGACAGTAGAATTATTTTAGAAGTTGACGGATGCCAACATTACACAGATGATGGTTTATTAAAAGACAAAATACGAGACGCAAAGATTGAGGCATTGGGTTATAGGGTTCGCCGCGTATCAAACGACATAATAAGAAATGATTTTGATTTTTTCAAAAAGCAATTACGAAAATGGTTTATTGCTTAAATGTTGTTTTATACAACATCTATATAAAAACCATTATCAGCAGATTCCGTAAATTTGCAAAAAAGAAATTATGGCAACAGTTCATTCAACAGCCTACGCATCTTATGAAGAATACCTAGATGCTCTTTCAAGCAAGATATACAGGACAGTGGCTCAAAAGGCTATAATAGAAACAAAAAGTGCTAAGCTGATAGCTCTTTATTGTTTGGGGGCTATGGAAAATAGCTCTGCTAATATGACTACAGCACTTGATGCACTTGAAGAACTCTATGAAACAACACTTACAGCCCCCACTTTAATTATTTCCGGGCTTGAATCTGAAGCTGCTAGCGCAAAGGCTGTCGCTGTAACAGCTGGCGAAAACACCATTACATTCCCAATATCATTATCCTCAGCTGATTACGCATTATTTATAACTTCTTATGATGCAAATGGGGATTTCTTAAGTTATAAATTCTATGACAAAACAACGGCAGGTTTCACAATCGAGGTTGCGGATGATGGATTTATTGATTATCGCGCACTCCTTGTATAAATTTATTATTATGAAAAGATATATTATTTTATCAATCCTTGTTATCATACCCCTGTTTGCAATGTGCCAAGTACAGCCCAAGATAGGAGGGGCTCGGGCTGACAGCCTGTCGTTTAAAAGCGATGACTGGACGTTGTGGGTTAAAAGCCTGTCTAATGACACCACGCTAACAGACACTGATTCTAGTGCTATACCAACAGAATATGCTGTTAAGAAATATGTAGACAGTTCTGTCCCAAGTGGGATAGGAAGTTTGCAGGACTCCATTGATGCCCATACAGATACATTACAGTTGCATAACACTAGGATAAACACAAACCTAACTAGCATTGAATCAAAACAAGACTCTATTGATATTCACACAGATACACTGCAATTACACAACACAAGGATAAATACAAATGCAGCTGGGTTGGTTTCTTTACAGGATTCAATAGACCTGCATACAGACACCTTGCAATCCCATAACACAAGAATTATAGCACTAGAGGGAGGGAGTGGAACTGGTGATGTTACCGTAACGGGAACTCCGGCAGATGGCTATGTGGCAGTATGGACTAGTTCTTCTGCAATAGAAGGGACTTCTGATTTCCAGTTTACAGGATCAACACGAACATCTGGGGCGTTCTATACTGGAACCACAGACCCAAACTCCACTAATAGGATGAATTTTGGTGGGAATCTGCATGCATACAAACTTACGTCAATTACCGATATTAATAGTTCCGTCTTAAATACAAGCGGGACAACATCAACTGCCGGGTATTTTGATAATGGAACAACAAACCCTTCATCTACTACAAGATTAAATTATAATGGAAGCCTTTACTCTACTAATATTTATTTATCATCTGATATCAGGTCTAGTGTGTTAAATACAAGTGGAACAACAAAGACATCTGGTTATTTCTACACAGGTACAACAGCCCCCACAAATACCACAAGGCTTAATTACGATGGCACTTTGTGGGGAACTGCATTCTCAAGTACGGGGTTCAGCACAACAGCAGCAGGTGGTGTATATGCAGCAGATACATCAAGGTTTGTAGGTAATATGGTTATAGACGATTCCTTAGATGTAGGTGATGAATTACACGTAGCTGATACATTAGTATTAGGTTATCTGTCTGGTGGGGATGACTTGTTTTGGCTTGTTGGCACTGGATATAGGGGTGGTATTGATAGTGGATCATTAGCGGCAGCAGCATTTGCTTTAAAATTGAATCTTAAAACAGCTCAGGAAAGGCTAAAAGACCAAAAGAAAGGGGAGGTAGAATGGTTTTATACCGATAAAGACGGGAATGTAAAATCAACATTTGTACCCACATCACTTAATCCAATGGAATATTTACAAGCACTACAGGCTGCTATAGAATTAAATCTTAGAAACATAGCAGCAGTTGAGAGGAAGCAGGAGGAACTTGAGAAGCGGATAGATAAATTAGAGAAGAAAACAAAAAGAAGGGAATGAGATATTTAATCATTGTATTATCTATATTAAGCGCAACTGTTTTAGGACAACAACCACGGATGGCGGTATTTTTCAATAATGCTGCTACCGATAGTATGGGTAATTATACCTTTACGTCGTCAGGGATAACATACAGTAGTGCAACATACGAGGAACCAACACATTCTGTTGTTTTTGGTGATGGATTACAGCATCATGTAACAGCCACATCAACCACAAATCTTAATACAGGAAGCGGCTATGCTATTTCCATGTGGTTTAAAACAAGCAAAACATCAGGATATCCTTATCTTTTTACATTTGGGATTAATGAGTTAAAGGCATATATGGACTGTGCTAATCGTAATATACACTTTAGGGATGCTTATGGAGATAATGATGCCTTGACGGGTAATGCTGTTTACACTTATGGGGAGTGGACTCATGTTGTTTTTATTAAGTATAATGAAGACTTGGGTTATGGAAGAATATTTATAAACGGGACAGATCAGACATCTGATTCAGTAATGTCAGACCCTATTAGTCTTACTGGTACTTTAACTATGGGTAATTTTACACCAACAAGTTATAGTTCGTTTGGGGGGAATATTGATAATTTTCAATATTATGATTATGCCCTTAGTGATTCTCAGATTGATTCATTATATGACAATGGGGCTACTAATTTTATTTTATATGATGAAGGTACTCCTCCTGTCGGATACAACCCTACTCAATATGTTTTAAATAGGGGTGGGGTGCAATATATCCCTTATTATAATGGAGCTGCTTATGATCCTACCTACTCATATGTAGCTCCAACTCCAGAGTATGACGACACAACAGTGGTACAAATGTTGGGGCGTGGGGCTAACGCATACGGGGTTGTAAGTAATTCTAATCTTGTCCCTAACTACACAAAGACAGAATGGGATGGTCTTGCTGAACATTTTAATCATGTTAGGTTGGTTTTATATGGATTTGCTGATAACGGGGCTGGTAATGTTATAAATGAATCTGTATTGGGGTATTTAACTGATATGGTTGATAGTTGTGTGTCAAGAGGCATGGTGGCTCTTATTGACTATCATTCACCAGCATGGACGGTAAGTTATACATCAGATAATATAAATGAATATCTTTCCCATTGGACACAGATAGCAAGCACGTTAAGCTCTTATGACACAACGGAAGTTGTATATGAACTAGTCAATGAACCACATTATGATCTAACACTAACTCAATGGAACGACCTTGCTGCTCGTGCGGTAGATTCCATAAGGGCTTATGATACCGATAAATATATAATGTTATCTCCCGGCTATTGGGCGGGCGTAAAGGGTTTGCCATATCTCGTATTACCGGATGACGATAGGCTTATAGTTTCTTTACATTATTATGATCCCCGCACACTAACACATCAATGTGCAGCATGGGGATTAGAGTTGCCGGGTGGGGGGTATTTATCTGAAACATGGTGTGGTACTCCGTGGTATGCTATTCAACCTTTTATGGATGTTATAATTGGAGATTTTGCTTATGTGGATGAATTTAGGGCTGCTAACAATAATGTACCGATACATATAGGTGAGTTTGGTGTATATACGTTAGCAGACGACACAACGGCCCGTGCCCCTTATTTTAATTTCCTGTCCCGTTGGTTTGAGTCGAAGGGGTGGTCTTGGTGTATATGGGATTTTGATGCGGACTTTGGTGTTTTTACAGATGGGGATTATATGGAGGAGGTTGAGCAAGCGCTGTTCGTTGATCCATATCCAACCCCGGTGGCATTTGATTCAACTGTTATTTACCAATCTAACTTTGCTAGTTCTACAGATAACTGGGGGTGTTTTGATAGCGATGGCACAACTCCCACGGCAGAGGCATCATTAAGTTATTCTGGTGGTGAGTTAGTGGTAACGGTTAACACACCCGGATCAAGCACTACAGATATTAGAATTGGACATACTGTGGATTTGGTGCAGGGCAAAATATATCGTTTAAGTTATACAATACGATCTGCTAGCAATAGAAATTATTTGTTAGCTAAGGCGGGAACCCGTATGTTTTATAGAGAAGAATATAATGTAGACAATAGTGGCACAACAAGAGTTTATTCTCAATACTATTCAGATGTAGACCATTATAGTGCAAAGATAACGTTTGACATAGGGGGATCAAGTTCTACATTTTATATATCTAACGTAACATGGGAGGAATTAACAATAGTTGACCCACTTGCTGACTTTGAAATATTGGAGTATTGGAACTTTGAAGATCAGACTTTAGGTCAATTTACCGAAGCGGAAATAGAGAGTTATTTTTCGGGTTCAACAGCTTATATTGACTCCGGGCATGAGGATAAGCTAAATATCGTTACTGAATCAATGAATGGTGATGTTTCGAACAAGGCACTACAGTTAACATATCCAGCAGAAACATATAGCCAGTTATATTTCTGGGATTATCCTCTTAATAACGGATCAGGGTACAGCGATATATGGATATCAATGGACATAAAGTATGGGGATGACGATTTAACCAACTGGTCGTCTTCCGGAGGGGGCAAGAATTTCGGGATTAAAGGAACTCCTTGGAATTTTTTGCTTGAGGAGCCCGGCGAAGATGAAGGATTTTATGTTGTGCCTCAATTTCTCATGGGCGGACAGCTTTCGCACTACTATTATAACCATTGGCCAACTGGCTACGGCAATAATATCAATTATCCGAGTTTCGGAACTAATACAAATTACTTCCTACCGGGGGTGTGGTATAAACTTACGATTCATGCTGAAATGAATTCATCGGCAGCCAACTCAGACGGCATAATAGAGATATTTTATAACGACATACCAATTTATCAATATAGCAATTACCGCTTTTATGAGGACGCTACCCTCATGAATAACCTTATAGATATTCTTGAATTTACATACTTTCAAGGGGGCGCCTCTGACGAATATCGCCAAGATGAAGATACCCACGTATATTGGGATAACATTGTTTTATGGACACCGGAAACACCAATTGTGGGGTTAGTTGAAGGCACACTTGACGTGCCCTATCCGATCACGGGAGAGACATACCAATACCAGACACTCATTACCACTGAACAGACTTTTACTAACAGCGAATATGGCAGTAATTACAGTGAACAAGTTACCGAAGCATGGTTAATTGATGCCGGTGCAGGGAATACAGTCACCCTTACCGTCAATGCAATGGACTTGGATAACAGTACAACCGTGCAATACGACATAGTAAAGATTTATGACGGCAACGTGGCGGGATCAACTCTTATAGGACGGCACGGAAGCGCACTGACAACCAACTTCCCAACGGTTGGTAATTCATGTAGTTCAACCGGTAGGTATATGTACGTGATATTCGAGAGCGACCGAAATGGACAGGTGGGGACAGGGTTTCAGATGACGGTAACGTTTAACTAAAATATTATGGGCGACACAAAAGATAGAATATGGAAAAATGTCGTAACAACAGCATTGGGTGTGCCGATAATGGCATTTACTTTGTTTATGATTTATGCCAACATAGTGGATGTTATACATAAAACACCAATACAGTTTAAGGTGGGTACTGAAATTATCCCTATGTTCCTTTTAGGATACGGCTTGATATTAGTAAAGGATTCTGTAATAGAGGGCATTACTTTTGGTTTCCTTAAAATGAAGAAATAAATATAATCATAAATGAATTACGATGAGGTAACGCTAGAGGATATAGACACTTCGGGATTCTATGCTAATCCCAAAAACAAAGGATTCGTGAAAGAGTTGATCAAGAAGCACCAAGCTTTTGATCTTAAATGCCAAATACCTGCTGAGCAGGTTTTGACTTATATAGCGGTATTGTATGACCCCGTAAGTGAATTAAGAAGTAAAGTGGAGTTTTATCCCATGCGTAAGAGGGTGGCTGCGCAGATAGCTGGTTTTAAATTAAATAAAAGCAATAGGTTTAGTGATGAGATAGAGGATATGATCGTCGGACAGGTTGATTCTGTTAACGCGGCTATAGTTCAATATTGTTTTTTGGCTAATAATATATTTGTTGTAGCGCATGCCGCTTACACCCACATGTATTACAAGGTATTGGAGAAATCCTTTAGGGAGTCTGATAAGGATACCGCAAAGATGATTGATGACCTACAAACCAAACTTCTCAACCACGAGAAACTTATGTTCGGAGGAGAAGAGGTTAATAATATGCGTAAGGCTTTATATGCCGCCACAAAAAAAGTAGAGCTTGATTTTATACCAGAAGCTATAGTAAGGGCTATTGAAGAGGGTGGGGATTTAAATGACTGGAATCCATACCCCAACGACTATGTTCCTAATAAATTAACTTATGTTGGGCACTCCACACCCGATGTCTAAAAGAACCGGGTTAGAATATAAACCTCATGATAAATACGTTGTATTCAATGATGGAGATAAAGACCTCATTCCTGTAGTATTAAGACTGCCAGACCCTCCCGCCCTTGAGTACATAGATGGCTATGGTATGCTCCCGGCTGACCAGAAGTTCAGAAGGATGGTTATCCCCCCAAGATTAAAAGCATTAGAACGCAGGTGTTTAGAGGTGTTGATTAATGACTACACCGGGAATAACAGGGAGAAGCCTAACGGCTATAGGTGGCAGAAAGAGTTCTGGAGGGTTCTTGAACAGGAATTTGACTCTTATCAGGAAGAGATTAAGTTCATTAAGAAAGTGCATTGGCATTTACGGTATGGATATTGGTTTTATAATGATGGTAAGCCAACTTACATAACCCCATGGCATTTCAGGTATCTTAATTTCTGGATATTCCCCACGGGTGAACGTCCTGAATATAGGGATGTTGATAGAAGGATAGAGTTGTGGGGGCTGCATAATTATACAGATACAGGTACTTTCGAGGTGGATGAAAACTGGAACGCTATTGTTGATAAAGATGGTAATTTCATCCCCAAGGATATAGGTATAAGGACTTCTTATGGAGTGCAGAACCCCAAAAGAAGAAGAAGGGGGGATACTAATAGGGCTTTAAATAAACTCATAGACATTTCTTTTTATAGGCGTGGAGCTAATAGCACTATAGTTTCAGACACCGGAGACCACTCAAAAAAGATGTTCACTGAAAAGTTAATCCCCGCTATACGGGAATATCCCGTATGGTTAATGCCGTTATGGGAGGGAAGCTTTGACACATTGCGTATAATGTTACGCCCCCCGGGGAATGTTTATTATGATGATTTCCTTGATAGCGTAATAGGGTTCACCGACTCATCATCTGAAAGGGCAAATGACTCTAGGCAGCTGTATGGGCTTCTTGAGGATGAGAAGGGGAAGGGAGCCGTAAGAAGTGATATTACAAATAGATGGGAGGTTAATAAACTAACATTATCCCAAGGCCCTATCATCCATGGATATTCAGAACACCCATCCACAGTAGAAGACATAGAGAATGGGGCAGAATACGAGTCTGAATGGTGGAGCTCTAATTACTATGTTAGGAATCCGGTAAATGGACAAACCAAGAGTGGGGTTAGGCGGCTATGGATTCACTCATGGGATGGGCATGACGGGTTTGTAGATGCTTGGGGGCAGAGTGTTATTGAGAAACCAAACAAGAGACAGATGCAGTTTGCCCCACCGCATGCTGTTTACAATAGACTAGGTATAGGGGCTAAGGAATATTTAGAAAGGGATATATTACCATTACTTGCAAGCGGGCGTCCTGAGGATCAGAAACTGTACTATTTAAAAATAAAGAAAAACCCCCTTAAGTCAGCCGATATGTGGGCTGGTAGGTCTGGGGATTTAGGGTTTGATTATCCATTATTAGATAAGTGTATAGCTATATTAAAACGCAGGCAACAAGTAGACCCAATGGTTGAAGCCTGTGATTTAGACTGGGAGAATGGGGTTCCGTTTTCAAGGGTTGTTATTATAAGAAGGGATTCGGGTAGATTTATGATGAGTGATATAGAAAGATTTGAGTCTCAATATAATCTATGGACTTATGGTGCAAGTATATGGAATGAAAAGAAACAACAGTTTGAGAATCAACGTATGCCACTTAACTTATTAACTTTTACCGCAGGAGCCGACTCATTTGCTTACGGAGGGATAGGTGAAACGGGTAAAAGGATTTATCGGTCTAAACTTTCAGATGGTGGTGGGGCTGTTTATTGGAATTATGATCCATCAATAGAAAGTAGTCAGGATATAAGGGATGCTGATTCTGGTAGGTTTGTGTGTACGTATCTTAACCGTACACCAAGTCTTGATGAATACTGCTCTGATATGCTAAAGATGTGCCATTTGTATGGTGCTATGTTGGCGTTTGAGCGTAATAAAGACGACCTTTGGCAGTATTTCGTGGATAATGGATATGGGGGTTATCTTAAATATCAACAAAACCCAGACGGGACATTCAATAAGAAACCCGGATTTTATGCCGGGGAGAAGAATAAAGAGAGGCTGTTCCTTGAGGTTAGAGATTATGTATCAAGAAGAGCCGAGAAAGAAAAACATATAGAGTTCCTTCAGGATGTTAGGATAATAAAAGGCCTTGATGATATGACAAACCACGATAGGTTCGCTGCGTGTGGGTGGGCTTTATTAGGCGCTAAAAGTGCATTCGGGACAACCGAAACAGCAATACAAAACCACGAATTTAATTGGGATAAGTTTTACTCTAATCCATCATATGCTTATTCTTAGTGCCGTAAAACCAACCCGATCTTTAGTCGGTTGGATGTAAGGCTGGTTAAATAATCTTATACAGAAAAACCAATATAAATAAATTTTGTATATTTGCAATATGTTAAAAGCGTTTCGATATAGAATATATCCAACGGCGCCCCAAGCCGAGTTAATCAATAAGCATATTGGTTGCGCTCGTTTTGTGTATAATAATGCTTTGGCTTTTAAACAATCTGAATACGCTAAAGACAAAACAAACCATTCGTGGGTAAGTCTTGTTAAGCGACTTCCTGATTTAAAGAAAGAAAATGAATGGCTGAAAGAAGTTAACAGCCAATCCTTACAACAGTCTATTGTAAATATGAATACTGCCTTTGAAAACTTTTTTAAAGGCCGCGCTGATTTCCCTAGGTTTAAGAAAAAAGGTAATGGCAAGCAGTCTTTCAATATTCCACAAAGTGTTAAGATTGATACCAATAAACTGATTATGCCTAAGTTTAAGAAAGGAATTGATATTGTATTACACAGACCCATTAAGGGAGATATTAAACAAGCAACAATCAGCAGAACACCAACTTGTAAATACTTCGTTTCTATTCTTTGTGAAACGGGTGAAACCGAAAAACAACTACAACCAATAAAAGAAGAAACGACTGTTGGCGTAGACTTGGGGATTAAATCATACTTAGTTGCTTCTAACGGTAAGGAATATGATAATCCAAAGTATTTGCGTAAAGCACAAAATAAACTAAAATATAACCAACGCCAATATTCCAAACATAAAGGAACGAAGCGTAAATATAAGGTTGCTTTGCTACATGAAAAAGTAGCCAACCAAAGAAAAGACTTTTTACATAAAGTCAGTACAGAGTTAATAAGAGATAACCAATCTATTGCTTTGGAAGACTTGAACATTAAAGGCATGGTAAAAAACCATTGTTTAGCTGGCTCAATTTCAGATGCAAGCTGGGGAATGTTTGTTACCATGTTAGAATATAAGGCAAAGTGTAATGGAGTAAACATCCTTCGTATAGGCAGATTTGAACCCAGCTCTAAAACATGTTCGGAGTGCGGATATATCAACAAAGAACTTACACTCAAAGACCGTGAATGGGCTTGCCCTGAGTGCGGTTCTGTTCTATCTAGAGATTTAAACGCTTCCATAAATATTAAAAATTTCGCATTAAATAAATTGTGTACGGAACATACACTTAAAAATCATGGTACGTTGCCTTCGTTGGAAGGAGCTTTGACCCATGAAGCCCATCCCATCGCCTTTGGCGTGGGTGGGTAGTTCACTAGAACCATATTGTCAACTCTATGTAACTTTGTAAAAAATATAACAATGGCAGTAACCCCATTTGCTAGTAAATATAACTCCGTTTCATTACCTGAAATGGAGAGCAAAACAGAAAAAGAAAAGCAATCAGCAAGCTATAACAGGCAAATCGTAGAGTGGCTATATTCAATGTATGTTAGAGAGCGTACTGAGATAACAGCTGAGTTTGTGGATGTTATTGATGAGTTAAGGGCGTATGCCGCCGGCAAACAGAATACCGATAAATATAAAACTTATTTTGCATCAGTAAGTGCATCAAGCACTGGGGACACTGATAACACCATGACAGCTAAAGACTACCATAAAAAAGGGTGGCTTAATCTTGATGTTGGTGATGTTGTGTCTTTTATCCCGACACTCTTATCTGCCATAGAGGGGACTATATCTGACAATGACTACGAGATAAAGGCAGACCCCATTGATTATGATTCTGGATATGAGGAAGACAAATTAATGCACCAGACTTATGTTAAAAATAAGTTTGCCCCATTATTGGCCGCCATGGCTCAACAGGCGGGAATACCCATGGAGGAGGCACCTGTTTTATCTACTGACTTTGAGGAACTAGAACAATTCAAAAAAGATGGGTTATTTAAAGAGCCATACATAAGAAGCCACGAACAATTATTATCACACACAGAAGCGTTTTCGAAATGGGATAACAACATACACCCCAAAGCCAAGAGGGATTTATTAACATTTGGATATGCATTTTCTCATGTTAAATATGATGACGCAACACATAAAGTTAAATGGGAGTACATAGACCCTAAGAATGTTATAATGCAGTATTCAAATGAAGAAGATTTTTCAGATGTGGATTTTGGGGGTTATCTGAAATGGACTACACTTACAGAGCTTAGGGCTAAATCACACATGATGAGCGATGGCGAGAAAACGGGTATAACAGAAGAAGAAATATATGAACTAGCCAAGGATTACAAGGGGATGTTCGGCAATCCGGAGTTGCCGTCCTCATTCAGTGATGCCAAAAGACAGAATATTGATTACGGCAGTTATAAAGTTTTGGAACTCCATGGGTATTGGCGGGATGTAGATAATAAAAAAGAAATAGTTTACACTAAGAAAAACGGTAAAACAAGAATATATGATATGCCAGAAGAAGGCATAGAGAAGTTAGGTGATAGAGAACAGGTAAGGAATATAAGGAGAAGAAGGCTTTACAGGTGCAGTTGGTTAGTGGGCTCTAAATGGGTATATAATTATGGCTTATATCCTAATCAGGGTATTGTGGGTAAAGACCCTATATTCCCAGTGCAAGGCGTTAAGTTAATAGGGGATACAAAGGCTATTGTTCATAGGTTAAAGATGGTAGCTGACGTGTTCCACATTTCATGGGTGCGTTTAATGAATGGCATAGGCAAGGCTACTGAAGGTGGTTATGCCGTAGACGTGACCAGATTGATGATGAATGACCCAAAGAAATTTAATCCACTTAATGTAATAAAAGGCTTTATAGAGGGTAATTTCTTTTTCTATAAGACAACAGGGATAAATGGTATGGGCGTTGCCGGGAACCCAGTCCCTATTCAGTATGTCCCGGGTAATATCAGGGAGTTGGTTGAGCCTTATATGCAATGGCTCCAGTGGTGTGTTCAGTTCGCCGAGAACCTAACCGGCATACCCCTTCTCATGATAGGCGCCACTCCCAAGACAGATACGGCTGTAGGCGTTAGCGAGATGTCATTACAAAGCGCTCAGGCTTCACTACGCCCTGTATTAGATTGTTCTAAGAAGCTAAAAGAACAGCTGGCTGAGGTAAGTTCTACAATGGTACAGTGCATAATTAAATATGATGACATAGGCAAAGCTGAATATGAAAAGGTTATAGGCAAGGCTAATATATCAGTTATAGCAGATTCCACCCTCCTTCCTATACAAATGGGTATAACATTAAGGGCTAGACCGAGCATGGCGGAAAGACAAACTCTTTCACAGATGGTTGACTTGGCTTTAGAGAATGGAAGAAATGGGCAGCCGGGACTAACTCCTGATCAGGCTATGTATGTCAAGGAACAGATATTTGCAGGTTGTAATATCAGTGAGATAAGGTCTGTTCTTAAGAAGATGGTAGAGAAAGACAGACAGAGGTTGCATAAAGAAAAGATGGAAGCCATTGACAGACAGGGGCAGATTAACCAACAGACCGTTCAGCTACAGAATCAGACTGCTAAACAGATTGAGCAGATGAAGCAACAAGGTATGGCTGTAGAATATGATCTTAAGACTAGATCGCAAATGCTGATAGATAATAATAAATCAAAAAACACGATAGATGAGATAATAGCTAAAGTAATGGCGCAGAGTGGCGCGGATGTTAGTATGCTACAGGCAGAGAACTCAATTCAGGGAGGAGAAGCACAGCCGCAGATGTCATAAAAAACATATATTTAGAATATTTGTAATTTTGTACCCAGTAAACCAAAACAAGACATATGAGCATAATAAACTTAGCTGAGGGGATAGCTGACAAGAGTCTATTACAACAGATAACTCCAGAGAATCCCCCGGTGACGGAAGAACAGGTGACGGAGACGGCGCCCACAACAGATCAAGCTCCTGTAACAGAACAGGCTCCTGTAGAAACGCCTCCAGTTATACAACAGCCAACGGGCTTGAGTGTAGATGAAGTAAAGGGGTGGTTGGCGTCGCAGAATATAGAATACGAGATTCAGGGTGAAGAAGACCTGAAAAACGCATTTAGTTCTTTGAAAGAATTTGAGTCGGTAAAGAAACAGCATGACGAGCTACAAAACTCATATAATGTTATTGTTGATGAGTTTAAAAAGTTTGTCGAGGCTAATGATCCGATAAAGCAATTTGGCAGCGCTGATGCTTACAAGGCAGAACTCACCGCTAAAGCTTTAGCGAAGGGCAGTACCAATGAGGGTGTTGTATATGCCGCAAACAGGATAGCCAGAAGTGATCTCAATACAATGGAAAACCTTGATGTTGTATCACTTGGATGGCAGTATGATTCGCCTAAGTTTGCTGGTAAGGATGATATAGTTAAGAAGTCTATCCTTAAGGAGTTAGGTGTAGATGATGACATTCTCATGGAAGCTGGTAGAGCTGAAGACATAGAACTCACCCCAGAACAGGAACTTAAACTTTCCCGTCTGGCGGTAAACGAAAAAGATAGGTTTAATACTGTAAAAAGCAAGGTAGAGATACCGGCTCAAAATGATTTTAATAATATAATCAATCAACGAAACGATCAATTAAAGGCCGCACAAGAGCGTCTAGAATCTCTAAAGACTGGTTGGACTACGGAAGCTAATAGAATTGCTGACTTAGTTAAAACTATTCAGATAACAGATAAGGACGAAAAAGGTGAAGAAATTGTTGATTTTACGTTTGAGGTAGATTCCGAGTTTAAAAAAGGAATCCCTAAAATGGTTGTAGATTATGCTCTCCAGAACAATATAGAACCTACGCAAGAGAACGCTAAGGCTATAGCAGAACTGGTTGGTGGAATTTATCAACTACAAAATAGGGAGAAGATTTTTAGGGCATACAAAAAAGAGGTCTTATCTAAAATAAGAGAACAGGTTGGAAAAGATCAATATAATGGACGCCCAATAAATACACAGGAAGCTCCACCAGACCGTAAACCAACAGAAGCAGATTTAGCCAACATTGCGGTTAAAAACTTTTTAGGAATAAAATAAAAATTAAATTACTATGGCACTTTCTAGCGTTAATGGTGTAACGAGCAAATTTGCAGCTGGCAATTACGGAGCCGAATGGCTATCCATTACAAGTAATACCGCTGTATTACAAGCTCAGTTTTACAACAAACTTTTCAAACAGTTCGGCAGCCGCGCTATGGCTCTTGAACTTTTAAACATTCTCGGGAGCGTTATCGACGTTCCTGACGCCACAATTACAAGTGTGGAACAAACATGGCCGCAGCATCCAATCAAATTAGGGGCTGCAATAACTACTGGTGATGCAGGGGGATCAATAAGCGCTCAGCTTCATGCTGATAACTTCAACACTAACGGTAACCATCAGGTTAAGGTCGGTGATGTTATTATGATTCCTGCCAAATACCAACCCACAGCAGTATTGGCATCAAGGGGTTATGTGGTTCACTCTATGAGCACTACAGTTCTTGAAGATGACACACTGCTCTGCTATCCTCTTTCTAATGGATCAACCGTTACTAAATCACAGATTTCAGTAGAGGTTCCTGTTAATAGTTATCTGTTTGTAGCTTATAACACATTCGCCCGCGGTACTGGGCAGCCTTCAGGAGTAACTGACAGCTTTACTACTCGCACTCATACTTCATTCCTTTCAAAATGGACTGTTGGATTTGAGGGTGACATTATCGCTCGTTCTTACGAAGATGTTACAGGCCTTGAAGGAACTGGCAAGTTCACAAATGCCAAACTTATCGAAGCTGAATTTAAACTTAACGAAGTAATAGAAAATGCTATTATGTTCGGTGAGTTGAATGATAATACTAACCTTGTTGAAACTTCTGACTTCGGTGGAAGTAATTCAAGGGCTTCGGGTTTCGGTATCTATCAGTGGGCAGATCAGCTTGCACAGACTCATAACTATGATACAGCAGTATCGTTTGATGACCTTTACACCGCAGCTCAGCTTGCATCTTCACAGGACGTTGCAAATGGGACTATGATGTGGTATGCCGGTGATCAGTTCATGAGAGACCTTGAAGAAGCAGGCCTTAGTTGGACTAAGGAATTTTCAGGCGGAACTGATCTTTATGACAATGTAAAGAATCGTCTGGGAATAGTTGTACGTGCCGTTACAGTCGGTGGACTTGACAACGTATTCTATCCTATCCCTCTATTCTCTAAAGCAGGCGGAGCTGGTGTAATGACAGCTGGTGAATATCTTTATGAGTTCCCAAGACTTGCTATTGGTATTCCTCAGGAAAATGTTATGTATGAATCTTTCGGGACTAGCCGCGACAGCGCTCCTAAATCAATACCGAATGTTACTCTTGCATATACTAACCACAACGGTGAAAATAATCGTAAAGTGCTGAAAATCAATAAGGGAGTTAGCGGTGCTATACCCGGACAGGATGCCTTTATCGACAGCCATGGCTTCTACTACTGGATGCTTTCACAGTACATGATCATATGTGGCGGAGTGAACCAGTGGGTATTAATGAGGTCGGCGAAATAACTTAAAGTAATACTTTAACTTTCTACACAAAGTTAATATTATAATATCTAATTTAAGACCACAAGGAGTAGGGGCTGCACCCCCGAAACTTGCGGTCTTTTATTTTTTGAATGAAAAATCATACGCTAAACAGCATTATGCCATATTAAGAATGAAAAATCATGCATTAAATATATTATAGGGTTCAGGAAATTGTATTTAAATATTTCTTATCTTTGCATCAGTAAACCAAAAAATATCTAGATGTTATACATTAACGATCAATTATTGAATCTAAATGATAATACTAACCCGGCGGTTAAGTTTTATCAAGAAAAAGCGAAAGAAATCAGAGGGCTCACAGATTATGTTGTTGTAAAAAAATACAACACAGACAGCCCATTACTTAAAGATGATAAAGGCGTAAAGCTAAGACCATCATTCACCACTATACCATGTAGGTGGACTCTTAAGAGTGAAAGAGGAGTAGAGCAATGGAGGTATGCGGAATCACGCACTCCACGCGGCAATGACCTATGGAACTATCAACCTAAACATTGGTTTGTTAACTATGACTTAGCGATAGACCCTAACAACGACACAGAAAAGGCATTTTTCTTAATGCATGTTGTTGATGTTGGTAAATGTGGTTGTTATGTTTATAACCCGGTTGATGAGGCAAAGGAAAAGATAGCTAAACTTGGCGGAGGCGATCAGCTTGATGTCCAGTATTTAATCTTTAAAGACCGCAATCTTACTGACGCTGATAGAATCATGCTGGCTACTGCATGGGGGATACAGAAAGCAGAAACCCTACAAATGGATATACTTAAATCCCGCCTTTGGGATGAGGTTGAGAGAGGGCAGAGGCAGAGTGAGAAAGGGCTACGTGGGTTCAGGCAGTTTATCAATGATGCCACAGAAATGGGAACAAAAGTGCAGCGCAGGGCTATAGCACAGAAAGCAATACATGATGGTATTATCAGGTTTGATTCCAATCAGTCGGCATGGTTATACGCTGGCAATAACGAAGTAGTGTGCAGGGTTGACAAACGGCAGGTTGAAAAGAAATTTGAAATCTTAATGACTTATTTTGCTAACCATGAAACCGAACTTGAAAACCTCGGTCTTGATGTAGGGGTTGACAGGATAAAGAAATATTCCATAGCAGACATTGATGGACTGCAAGACATGAAGGAAATTCGTAAAGCCGCAAGAGACCTTAAAGTAGGGTTAAGCCCCAAAGACTCAGAGGCTATAGCAAAAGAAAGAATCGTTAAATTTTTGTCTTCATAGTTTGTTTTTGGTTTACTATGGTCACCCCTCGTTTCGTGTAAGCGGGGGGTTTTTTATTTAAAACCATTATCTACAGAATGTGTAAATTTGTAAAAACTTTCATATGACGCTTGATGAAATAGTTAGGGTGTTTGCTTTTCTTGCTAAGCAAGCAGCTAAAATTACCGAGATAGATATAAAACAAGTTAACAGTTTACTTAAGATTGTTGACTATGATTTAATCTCTGAATTATGGGGACATCCAGACCAGCCAACCGGGTTTGAAACCCAATGGCAACTGTCTGAATATTTAAGGCCTTTTAAATCTGATCCTACAACAGTAGCCTTAACCACGGGGGTAGGGAGCCTGCCAGCTGATTACCTACACTGGATAGACGCCTACTATGTTTTAAGCACTGAAACAAAACAGGTTAAACTTGAAACATCACAGGAGTCTGTAATGAGAAGGGAAAATTCCATTATAGCCCCTACAGCAGATAGACCTATGGCTGAGATATTCGCAACTCAGGTTAGGGTTTGGCCTACGACAATATCATCCATTAACCTAGTCTACTTAAAAAGACCAACCCCAGCCGTATATGCCGTTAAGTGGGAGAATGGTGCGCAGATATATGATAGTGCAAGCAGCACACAACCACAATGGGGGGCTGAAAAGCATATTGATATTATCCGTATAATGCTTAAATATGTAGGGCTTGAAGTGGGTAATGGGCAGATAGTAGCTTATTTAGATCAAGAAAAGGCAAAGGAGAACTAAGATATGACACTAAAGCAAATATATGATTATGTAAACTCCCTTATATCTACCGATGATTTTGGTGGAGCCTTAAATTTATTGGAGTTTAATCTTTTAATATCAGATTACAACATGGAGTTCTTTAAAAAGAATGTAGAGGAACTTTATGTTAATCAAAGAGCTGGAGCTCTAAATCCCGATCTCGTTTACTCTAGTAAGGTACTAAGGCCATTCATTACATCGTCAACACAAACACCCTTAACTGGGGTTGTCGCAATATCAAGCCTTTCTTCATTTGCTTATATTGTAAAGATAGTTACAAATGGCGCTTATAATGGACAAGTAAGAAAGATAGACCTCATATCACATGACGAACTATACAGGCGGATAGATAACTTGCTTGAACCACCATTAACAGAGAAACCGGCGGCTGTTATAGAGGGGGCTAATATTAAGATATATCCCACAAATATTACAAGCGTAAACGTTGCTTATCTTAAATATCCTGCGACCCCTATATTTGATTACTACATAGACGCTTATGATGTAGAACAGTATTTAGCCCCATCAACATCCCGCGCATTAGGAGTCGGGGAGACTGGAAGCTTAGGGCAAACTTCTGTTACTGTTAATTCATTGTCGGTTGAGCTTGAATACCCGGTAGATTTCCATCCAGAATTTGTACAGGGGCTTGTGGCTAAATTAGGGCTCCCATTAAGAGACCAGATAGTAATGCAAAAGGGCGAACTTGATTTACAAAAAACTGAAGCGAAATGACCAAGAAGCAGTGGATTGATTATGTGCGACTTATCGTAGACCCAACCGGAAAGTCCCCTAGGTGTCGCCCAGAAGTGATAGAGTGGACTATTGATAAGGTGTATGCACAGGCGGTAAGGACTATACCAGAACACCGATGGGAGGATTTCGACTTTATAACCAAAGAATACACAGGTCAGGCAGCAACGGAAGATTCAACTACTGGTAGATACTATGTAGACTTACCCGCCCCACTTGTCGCTTTTTCTGTCCCAGCAGAAGCTGTTAGGCATGTAAACACGGCGGAGGGAACAGATTTAGATTTTGTTCCATTAAGAGAAACAGACTGGGAACTTGCTAATGGATTATTCAGTCATGATGTAGCGACGGTGATTGGCTATATCCCGCGTCAGGATAAGATATGGTTCACTGAAAACATGACAAGTGATATAGCCACAGCTGGGCTTAGGTTGGTTCTGGCTATACCATTTTCATCCTTTGACGATGATGATACGGTAACAATGCCAACTGGGGATGTTGATGTTATCTCTATGGTATTGCAAATTTTACAAGGAGTACAAATGCCTCAATTAAAAACAGACATTAAATGAGTGATGTACAACAACATACGGATCGCGTACAAACCTTACATGAAGTAGTTAAGAAGGCTTTATGGCAGGCTAAGAAACCAAGAAGTTATTATTTCCCATTTCTGGAAATGGCTATTGATGGGTATAGGAAACTAAGACTCAACTATGTATGGGAAGGGAAGATGTGGAGGAAAGTTACTTTAAACAGCCTTGATTACATATCATTCCCCGAAGAAATGGAGGATTTTATAGGATTGTACCAGCCCGCAGCAGGTGAGTTAGTTCCACTAACCCGCAGGGATAGTATTACTCATACAATCACAGAAACAGGTGGTGTTGAGTCTTTAGACACAGATTATGAGGAAGGTGAAGATGTTAATAGTCCAGTAAGCCCCGGGTATTATGCCCCGGGCGGAGTTAACACAGATGGATATTATGTTGTAGATTGGGATGCAGAAAAGATACATGTACGCAACACAACATCAACCACACTTGTTCTTGTTTATAAAACATCAGGCACTAACATATCTACAGAGAATTATATCCCTAATAAATATATACCAGCCCTTATTGCTCATATTCTTTATGAGTTTTATAAGTTTGATGATAACTATCCGATGAGTAGGAGACAGGAGTTGCTTAATGTATATAGCGCAGCGCTCACAGAGCTCGTTAGTTTAGAAGCTCCGTCTCATGATGAGTTCATGGATATGATAAGAAGCACGTTTTATTTAACGCCTAAGAGATGATAATTGATAGAATACCACTTGTTACTGGTACTGGATTAAACTGGGATGATGATCTTTCTGTTATGCCTAAGGGCGATGGGAAGTATCGTTTAAATATTTCTTTGGATAAAAGTGAAAGGGGTGGTATCTACACTAAGACATTAGGTAATTCATTAATTAAAAATATTATAGACCCCTTAGGTGGACAATACGAACCAACACCAACGAACGGGACTTCCCCGGCTAGGAAAATATATAGCTTGAATATAGCTAATTATTGTTTATATAACGAAGGGACTTACGACACTGCCGGGGTTATTATAAATATAGAGACTGATAATGGAAGGCACAAAATATATCATAAACATTCTGATTTTACCACTTTGGTTAGTGCGCTATCTAGTATAACAGGTAAAATAACTGGGCTTGGGGATAATTTTATATATTCAGTTACATCAACACAATCAGCATTAACAAGTGAAATTATTGTATCTATTCTGGACACATCTGAAACAAACGGGGCTCAAAGGTTAGGATTTATTTATGGTGATCACGGTACTTATAATAATTATTTCACATATAAAGATATTGTTGGTGAATATTATTATGCTAAAGATAATGAGCTTTATTGTTTTTGGTCTTATGATTCTAATGGTAGCGTATCCCCATGGTCTGATAATATTATAACTGTTTATAAATATAATGAGGGATTATCGGAGGTTTTGAATAGCACAAGTCTTAGTATCCCATCCACTATTGCTAAATGGAATAAATATAATCCCGTCATGGCTACTGTAATCGGGGATGGCGATGACAAGATGTTGTATTGGACTGATGGTATTAATCCGATAATGAAACTGAATGTTAATAAGGCAATCAACACGGCTTATGATTATTACGGCGATCAGTATAGCGTCCATTCTTCGGACACACATAGAAACTTTACATTAAGCTATATTAAACCACAACCAGATATTATTGAAAATACCATATCAGGTCTGTCTTCTGAAAATGAATCTAATGTAGATATAATAAAAAGGCCTTGTCATTTTATCGCTCGATATATTTTTGATGATAACGAAAAATCAGCATGGTCAACTATTAGCCGGATTGGGGATTCATATAACGAAAGCCCGGACGGATCACTATATACAGGAATAAATAAATTCGGACACCTACCCAAACTTGATGATGTCGGCTTAAATACGGTAAGTAAAGTGGAGTTTGCATATAGGAACTCTATTCTTGACCATTGGAAATTATATGCGACCATTGATGTGGCTGATGAATATTGTAGGTTTGATGGGAGCACTATTGTTGAGGTGTTGGATGATTCTATTGTAAATAAACTATATGATAATGTGCCGGTAAAATCCGGGGATATACTATGTTTGCCAGATAATAGAATATTACTTGCCGACAATACCATGGGTTATCCTAATGTGGATGTAGATGTAACATTAACACATATCACATCTTCTTCTCCTCGGTCTGATTATGCATCAGCCGCTTGGGATGGGTGTTCATACTACCCGGCTGCAACAGTTAACGCAACAACAAAACGACTATATTTTATTTCTGGGACTACTAACTATTTTGTTATAGAGACATCACTACAGAAGCATATTATAAATCTTTCGGAAATAACAACATTAGCTGATTATATCACAAATAAAATAATTCCAATTGATGGTAATATAGTATCTGCGACATATAATGTTAGTGGGTATGTAGATATAGTACATCAAGCAGGTACTTGGATAGGTGGGTATTCTGTTAATTATAGTTTTTATGTCAAGTTAGGCACAATGAAAAACGGGGCTAAACATTGGCTCGGTATTGTATATTATGACCAGTTTGGAAGAATGGGGTTTGTAAATGAAACAGACGGCGTCTATCTTAGTCATTATTGTGAGCAGTCAACCCATACTACAAATGAATATTTTGATATAGTACAACTAGAAATATCTAATGATCCGCCCAAGTGGGCTCACTACTGGGGAGTGTTTTATGGACTTACTAATATTCAATCATATACTAAAACACTTGTTAAGGTAAGTGATTTTAAAAGGGAAGATGGCCTTTTGTATATTAAACATGATGATTTAATGTTTCAAGCAAAGGACAATAATCCTAATTTTAATATGACCTATCAATTCACTAAGGGCGATAGGATAAGATGGATAGGTACACTTGGCTCTGCTGTTGTTGACGGGAGTGAGGTTAGGCCTCAAGTAACTCTTTTAAGTGATTATCTTGATTATGAAATACAAGGCCTTGGTGGGGATTATAATGAATATTTAGTAGTCCCAGATTATAGCGGCAACACTTCGGCTACCAATATAGATGCGGCTGACTATGTTTTAATTGAATTATATACTCCAATAAAGCAAGACAAGCCCGGTATTTATTATGAAACCCCGTATAAATTCCCCATATCAAATCCGGGTTCCGATAGCCCATATCATTCAGTTACACAATCTTCTGAGTATGGAGTGCCTGTAAGAAGCCAAAGCGCATTACAGTCTGCTATATGTTACATAGACGAGATGGAGTTTACGATATGCCAACATTTTACATTTGATGCGGATAAACCTATAGTTTGTTATATGGAATCAGAAAGCCATTCAAATTATTTCGATTCTAAGATTAAGAATATTGGGCGTCCACACATTGCAAATCCAGATGCAAGGCAGATTAGGTTAAATAATATACTATGGAGTAATGTTTTTTTACCAAACACAAGAGTTAATGGATTAAGTACTATAGACTTTGATAATGAAATAAGCGTTCCTGATATTTACGGTAGAATAACAAGAATAGGATTAACTGGAGATGTGCTTAATATAATACAGGAAAGCAAGATAAGTTCTGCATATCTTGGGGCTGAGATGGCTATGGGCGCTGATGGGCAATCAACTGTTTCATACACAGATAGTGTAATAGGCTCTATCCGCCCAAGAAGTGAACCATATGGGTCTAGTGATAAGAAATCAATAGTCTTTAACGGTAATTATATTTATGGGTTTGACATGCAATCTGGTATTGTATGGAGAACAGCATACAATGGCACGGAAGATATAAGCCGGTATAAGATGAAGAATTATTTCAGACCTAAAGCAGAAACACTTCTCGGTAGTGGTAAAGAAAATATATTAGTAAGAGCTGGTTTTGATTCGTACAAGAAAATGTACTATCTAACCTTTATAGATAACCTTACATCTGCCAATAGTGAAACAATAGGATTCCATGAGCCGTCAAACAGGTGGCTGAGTTTCTATTCTTTTATTCCTGAAATGTATGCTAGTATAGAGGATATTCGTTTTATATCCATAAAGGATGGTTATCTGTATTATCACGATAGTACGGCCGCTGATTATGGTAACTTCTACGGGACTGATTACGGATCAGAGATTTGGGTTGTGGGAAACGAATACCCATCAGATGAAAAAATGTTCCTTGCTATTTATGAGAACTCTAATGTTATCTGGGATATGCCAGACAATGATTCCATAGTAGTTAATGATGATGATATAGAATTTATCAGCACCAAGGATTATACAAGAAGATATATGCGTATGTATTCAAGGCTTAAGGCTCGAAGATTCAGGCGCAGAAAAGGGGAGTTCCATGCTAAGTTCCTGTATGACATAACAACAACAACTGGGATAACAAGGCATATAGACTTATTTCAGGGAAGAAAATTAAGGGGCAATACGATAGTCTGTAAACTTGAGAATGATGATAATGTTGCAGCTCACATAAGAAATGTAACAATAGTGTCAACCCCAAGTCCATAAAAGGCATAGGATAGTAATTAGTAACTTTGTAAAAAATATAACAATGGCACTAGGTGGTATATTAGCATTTTTAGGTGGCTTAGCTGGCGGGATTGGAAAGTCAGTAAAAGATAAGAAAGATAAGGGTCGCGCACAGGAGGCTGCAAATGATGAAGTGAATGAATATATAAGAGAGTCTGAGGCAAAAGGCATAGAACCGGACATAAGAGAAATACAGCGAATACAAAAACAAGGGCAGGGAGCTAGTACCGGAGAAGAGTATGAGGCTACTAGTTTGGCTAACAGACAATATGCTGACGCAAAGAAATTTCAGGAACAAAGGGAAATAGAGAGAAGGTCTGCAATGACTAATCTTGAAACTCTTCTTGGTCAATCCCCGAAATATGAAATCCCTGATGCAGCTAATAAGTACACTAATTTAATGACCGCACTTGGGGGAATGGCGTTAAACAATCAAGACAAGTCCGGCGGTATTGTATTGCCAGACATGTCACAATTCTCATCTAGTGCTGTAGCTCCTGATGTATGGCGGCCATCCGGTACACAATCCCTAATACAAGAAAGTCCAGCAAACACAACACAGCGCAACTCTAATATCCCTAAGGAATTTTCATGGGACGATGCACCCCCGGGGGCGTTAGCTCGGTATAGTCATAAAGCTTATGAGGGCTTGGGTAAGAATAATGAAAGAAGATCATCTGGCTTAATGGATATGATAAATCAGATTTTAAATAAAAGAAAAAGTAAATAACCATGCCTAGTTATATAGATACACTAATGGGGGCAATAAACCAATTAAATCCTTCTGATATTTATGTAGATGATATATCTCAGGGTTTCACTAATGCCGCACTTGGTTCATATGATGAAAACGTAAATAACGCTCGCGGTTATACTCAGGCAGCTGGAGACGCTGGTGTTTATGGATATCAAAGATTTAATGATATCCTTGGAAGAACCGCCGGGCAACTAGAGGGAATGATCCCCGGTTATAATAATATCGCAAATCAATATGCGCAAGGAGCCGCTGCTGCTCAGGGATTAGTTAATAAGGGCGCTGGCATGGAATTACAGAACATGACTGGTATGCTCGGTATGTATAGAAGGGCAGCTAATCAGGATATGCCGGGGCAGAAAATACTTGAACAATCTTTAGGGGCAAATACAAATCAAGCCCTTAATCGAATAAGGGAATTTGGTGGTTCTAGTCAGGGTGTGCTTGGAGCAGTATCTAATATTTATGGAGGGCAGCAACAGCAGTTAAGGGAACAGGCGTTAACTAACGCACAATACAGGGATCAGAATCAACAGAACTATATGGGGGCTCAAGAAAGGTTCGGGCAGAGATATGGTGATGTATATAACCGAATGGCAACAGCACAGGAAGCTGCGACTAACATGGCTCAGTCGGCACAAGAAAGGAATCTTGCCGCACAACAGGGGATTGCAACGGCGGCTGGTCAATTGAGGTCAACAGGACAGGAGGCCTTAACACAAGCACAGTCGGGGGCAAGTGCTAATATGGCTAATTTTTATTCACAGCTAGCTCCACAAACGGTTAATATACTAACTATGCTACAACAGCAGAGACTAGCAGCGGAACAGCAGCAGGCTGACTTAAGAAACCGGTCTATCTTAAATGCCGCAAGCCTAATGGGACAGGGGCTGCAAAACCAAGCACAATATCAGGATCAGGCATGGCAGATGAACCAGTATAATCCATATCAGAACTATATGAATTATTACAATCAATATGCAACCCAAAATGTTAATACTGGAGATACCCAAAATGCTTTGAATAATATGAGTAATATGGCATATAACCAATGGGCTAATAACCAGAACGCTAACGCCCAATTATGGGGCGCTGGGGCAAATTTGGTTGGTAATGTGGCATCCCAATGGTTCATGAACAGACCGGGGAATAATTCAGCAGCAACGCCATACATACCAATGCAACAGGCTCAATTTCAACCTATAACAACTCCATCTATAAGTTACTAACTATGGGAGGGATATCAACTAAATACGCAGTAGCGGGCTTGCTACAAGGGATAAACCAAGGCTTTAATTCCTACATGGAACAAAAGCAGGCGGAAGACACTCGCACCCGCACGCAGATAAATTCTATTATCAACAACATAAGAACCAACATGCCTGATGCCGTGGTTAAAAAGAATCAGGATAAAATGTTGGAGATGTATAATAGTTTTGTTAATGGGCTTACCACAATGAGTATGGGTAAGAAGGGGTTTAATAGGGGGATGTTCTCATCGGAAGACCTTCTTAATATTCAGAGTGTAGCTGGGCAGATAATGAAAGAATATAACACCATTAAACAAAACGAGGGAGCTATTATAGATCAATATGATAAGTATCAGAAAAACCCAGATATATATGACCCTAATGTTTTTAGTGAGAGGTGGAAGATAGCGGAGGAAACTGGGCTTCTCCCAGAAGGAGGGTTATTAAGGACAACAAGGGGAGACTTGAACACATCTATTAATGCCATTCAAAATAAGTATAAGGATAATATTAAGCAAGTAGAAAGAAATGTGGGGAACAAAACTATTGTATCAAGTGAGTATGTGGTTCCTCCAGAAGTGTATATTAATGAATATGGTAATTTATTACAGGATGAACGTAACGTAAAAGCTATAACGCATAATATGATTTTATTCGGAGACCCTGAAGAGATAGTGAGGAATATAGAACAAATAGCCACACCAGAGGAATCTCTAGTTTTAACAGAAGGATTAGCTAGGGTTTATCAACAGTCGCAAATAGGTGGATTAGATGTGTTTACTAGGGACTTAGAGGATAATCCTATCATGCAACAGATAGCAGCACAGTGGGGTGAACAAAATGTTATGCCATCTTTATTTCCATCAAGAATCATAAAAGAGACCCCATATAAGCCAGCGGAGAGCGGAGCCGAAGATCAGGCTTGGAGGGTTACAAACAAGACTCTTTTAGATGGGCAGAACGCCGAAAACGTTGTGCATTTCAATAAAGAGCAAACTCTTCCGGTAGATTTTGACGGCACATTAACTCCTATTGGTGGGGGTAAATTACCGGATACGGGGCAAGGGACTTTAAGATTCTCAGACATAAAAGACGGTTATATTTATGGAACTATCAAGGCTCCGGTTAAGGAAGTCAAGACGATAACAGCAGCAGAGAAGAAAATAGATGATAATAGTCCAACACAGCTTTATGGTGAGTTTAGTTTACAGCCAGACGGGAAATATAAGGGGGAAATAGAAACTGAAAAGGTTATAAAAGTTAAGGTTCCTGTTGCTAAATATAAAAACGAATTATTGTCTAAATATGAAGGGTTGCCGCTTGATTATAATATAGCGCCAACGACAGAAGGAACTTTAGTGACTAAAAACACACCAACTTATACTTCAACACAACGGACTCTTATAAATAAAACAATGGAGGAAAATCCGGGAGTGACAGAAGAAGAGGTTGTTGAATATTTAAAAAAATATTTCAAAGATAAAGGAGAGGAGTTTTAATTATGCCTAATCCAATAATAAAAACATCATTCGTTGACGAATATCTTGGGCAGAAACAAGCGACTAAAAAATTAAGCACATCTGCTGTAGATGAATACTTAAAAAAAAAAGAAGAAGGGGAATCCGTATCTTCAACAAGCGCTTATCCATATCAAGGGATGGGTGGAACGTCTGTATCACCATCTCGTGAAACTCCTACAGTACCGGCACTAACATTAGATCAGTTTGCACAGCGCAAGAATGATTTACAGACACAATACAAGAACGACCTTACTAATCTTCAGATAACAAGGCCGAAACCTGTTGGTTATAATGCCGTATCAGATAAGCTGGATTTTGATATATTGGATTTAACATCCAAAATAGAGGCATCTAAGCCAATAGAGGATAAGAGTTTTCTCACTCATACTGGTGGGACTGTTAATAGTTTATATAAACACTTCGCCAATACATTCCGTGGGGCTGGTAATGTTTTAGAGGATGCAGATGCCGCATTGGGTGGTGTCCCGGGATATTTAGTCAGTAAGCTATTCAGCGCATATAGCCCTATACATAAATTAAAATCAGGTCTTCAGGAAAACTATATCAGGGAGAAAGACGAAAACAAGAAAAAGGAATTAGGCCTTTTAATACAGGGTCTTGAAGGGACGTCTAATCCGCTTTATGGTTTAGCTGATTGGTATGAGACTGCGGCAGATGATTTCAGGGAAATGCCAGACACTTTTGTTGGGGCTACCCTTGATGGATTGATGGGTGTAGTGCCGTTGGTTCTTGAATTGTCTGTAACCCCAGAGGTAAGGGTTGCTAGGTTCGCGAGCACGGCTCCGGGTGTTGTTGGTAAGGCTGTTAATATTCCCAAATTAGCCACGCTTGAGGGGATGAAGGGTTTATATCGCGGCACTAAAACCGGAGACAACACTAAAGATAGATTAAAATCTGGTTTAGTTGGTGCAGTAGAAGGGTTTACTGCTGGTAGTGTGTTACATTCACTGGGTGTTGGTTCTGGCATGTTAGGCAATTTAGTTGGGCAAGCAACAAAATCAGCTGTTTTATCTGGTTCTGCGGCATCACTTGCCAATGGTATTGGGTTTATGGGGTATGATGTTTATAATCAATATACCCAAAATGGAGAAGTTGATTGGGGCACAGCAGCGGAATCGCTTGGTGTTGGTATCGGACTTGGCTTACCCGGTGTACCTAGGTTAATAGGGACAGATGTAAAGAGGGCGGTTATAAGAAACGCCTATAATAAAGCCGCCAAAAACTTCATGAGCGCATCTCCTAAGGCTATTGATTTAGTGCAGTCAATGGATATTGAGCCATCTAAACTAAGAGAGAGATCAATAGAGTTAGGTGATCAAGCTGCCCAAGAAACTAACATACAAAGGAAGAATGAACTTCTTTCGTCAAAAACCTTAATAGACAATATAATAGATATCAATGCTATATCTAAAGACGTTATAGTTAATCCTGACCTATACAGAAAATCTATACAGGAATCTGATCTTCCAGACGCCACTAAAAAAACACAGCTTGATAAGATAGATAAGATAATAGAGAACAATAAGAAAATCCAAGATGATGTAGATGTTAGGATATTAGACAATAGAAAAGAATTTCAGGAACCCGAGTTATTTATAAACGAAGAAACACGCAGGACTATAAATGATATAGACGGGGAACTCCCTGTTATTAATGACAGAATAAGGAAGGCTAGTGATAATTTATATGAAGAATACAAGAGGCTTGAAAGTTCTAAATTATCACAGACCCGAAAAAATACCATTGAGGAAATAGAGACAGCGCAAAAGTTTTTAGAAAAAGAAATAAGCGATCTTGAAAATTTATGGCAAGAACAAGCCAAGTCTGATATGTTTAAAAAGAGAAGTGATGTCACGGCTAAGCCCGTTATAGGAGTATCAGAGAAAACCCCATCAACTAACTCCATTAAGAAAATACTTAAGGCGGGCGAGAATACGTTCACTCGTAAGATAACAAAAGACGGCGAAGAGTTTGGTGAAATAACCATAGAAGAAAAACCCGAAGGATGGGAAGTTAAAAGGGTAGATGTAAATGAAGAGGGCAGGGGCTTTGGTAAGCAGGTATATAGATCACTTAATGAAGAGGCTGGGCAGCAAGGGGATGTGATAAAATCTGATCGCCCGGACAAGATAAGTTCTAAGGCTCGTAATATGTGGGATTCTTTGGTTAGGTCTGAAGAAGCCGAGAAAATGGAAGATGGCTCTTATAGGATGAAACCATCTGCTAATTTTAAAGCGAAACCAGAGCCAGTTAAAGAAGAAGTCAGTGCCGCAGTAGAGGTGCAACCTGAAGCTAAAGTAGCGCGACCAATAAAAAGGGAAGCAAAGGCTCCTAAGGCGGAAGCTGCCAAAGAAGCAACTCCCAAAGTGGAGGCCGCTAAACCTAAAGAAGAGACCCCTAAGGTTGAGCCCCCAAAAGCTGAGCCCACCCCTAAAACAGAACGGGCTGATTTTGCTGTTGGTGACAAAGTAAAGGATAAAGAACGTGGTTTTAGTGGTGTTGTGCAAGAGGTAAATCCTAATGGAGATTTAGTAGTTAGGTCAAATGAGGGTGTTATTGCTCAATATAAAGATACATCTTCTTCTCTAGAATTAAGTAAAAGAGACTTAGTCAGAGATGGGGTTGCTGAGGTTAAGGCTAAAACTGAGCCCGTGGCAGAAAAACCTAAGCCAGTTATGCCAGAAAAGAAAGAGGTTACTAAAAAAGAACCCCCTAAAAATAAAATTAAACCTATTGAAAAGAAAGCGGAGCCAAAGCCTAAAGCAATCGAGAAGCCAAAAGAGAAGATCAAACAGGCTGCTGAACCAATTAAGGAAGAACCAAAGGAAACATCAACAAATCCTAAGGTTAGTGACGGGGAACGTCAGTATGAATTAATCGAGGGGAATAAAGCTGGTGAGTATGTAGTAGATGAATATTTTGAAGGGCGCGGTGCGGCAGAGCAAGCCCGCAGGAAACTACAGACTACCAACCCTGAATACTCATGGAAATATGAAGCCATGGATTATGGCGGAGCCCGAACACATACTGTATCGGCTAAATTAAAAACACCTAAAGCTGAGCCGATTAAAAAAGCCAAGGGCTATACTGATTTAACTGATATTAGCCGTGAAAAGAATAAGGGGACAGAAAAACCTAAGAACAAAATTAAACCAGTAGAAAAGGTTAAACAAACCTATACTGATTTAACCGATCTTGGCGTGGCTGAAAAACCCAAGATAAAACAAGGGGTGAAGACTGAAGCCCCTAAGAATAAAATTAAGCCGACAGAGAAAATAAAACAAGGGGGTATTACTGACCTTACTAAACTTAAAGTAAATGATAACAAAAACAAAACAGGGATACCAAGTGAAAAGCGAGTCGGGGAAAAACTTAAGCAAACCAAACCTGACAAAACAACAAGCTCAAAAAAGACTGAGACAAGTGGAAATGTTCAAGAGAAAAGAAAAGTAGTCGATAGGGATATTAAACTTAGTACACGCCCACGTATGAACGCTAAGGGTGATGTAGTTGGTGTTGAACATTATATTGAAGCCGGAGATAAAACTTATAGGGTTGTTGAAAGTCGCGGTACTTGGTATGCGGTCAATCCAAGCGACCCTAAGACAATAAGCGCAGGTAAGCCGTTTGGTAAGGGAGCTGAAGGGGAAAAGGCTGCAAAGGCTTATCTTATAAGGAAGGCTACTGGTATTGATGTAGAGGCAGTAGAGAAGAAGACAGCAGAGAAAACTGTTATACCTCCATCGCCCAAAGGAGGCACTGCCTTACCTCCGGGTATGAGTGGAGAACAATACCGACAATGGAAAGAAGCACAGAAAACTCCAGAGGGAAGAAATAAGACGGCTGCGGAGTGGATGAAAGATAGGTTTAAAGAAGAAGAGGATAAGCAGAGGTCTAAACCCGCTGGTGCTGGTTTTTGGGATAATGCATTTAATGCATTTAGGACTGGTAAAGAAAAGTTTAAAGAAAAAAACATATCGGAAGGATTAAAATATTGGTGGAAATCATATGGGGGGATTCCTAAAAGCTCCGCTAGAATAATAAGGAGCACAAAAAACGCTATTGAGGCAGTTAAATACGATACCGTGAACCTACTTAAAAACATGACAAAAGAATTAGAGGGTAGGCTTTCTGATCAGGATAAGAAAATGATAAATAGCGCAATGAAGCAATTTGCTGATATTGGAGATACCCGTGTTATTGGGGAAATGATAGATAGGTTTGAAACATTATTATCTGATTCGTTTAAAGAGGACTTATTACAGGCAAGAGCGTTGATGGATAGCCACTCAAGGCGTATTGCTCAATTACAGATGATAAACACCCCCCTTGCTGAAGCCATTACCGCAAGACAGGGTTTCTATATGACAAGAACATATAAGGTTCATACAGATAGGAGATATACTTGGGAGAATATTCCGGCGGCAGTTAAGGATGCGGCCCTGCCGATATTTATGGAATATAATCCTTATAAGAGTATATTTAATCAATCATCAGATTTGCTTAAAAATCCAAAGGAAGAATGGATGAAGAAAAATAAGCAGGATGCTATTGTAGAGGCCTATAAAGACGGTAGATTATTAGACGCTGTAAATGATGGCAGAATTACCGCCAGCGACTTTATAGACCTTGTTGTTTCAGCAGAGAAGGCCAACAAGGGGAATTTTGGTATACCGGAAGAAGTATATAATAAAAGGATCAAAGAGCAAGCTGAGCATGCAGATATAGCAACGGGTATGATGAAACAGATGGTTGAGGTTGGGGATATTGCTGATTTTGTCTTACGATCTGGCCCTCGCATGCTTGACGCTGATGTTAGGTCATTAAAAAGAAGGTCTGAGTTTTTGACCGATAATCCAGAAGTTAGAGAACTACTTGGTGAAAATACAGACCCATTCTATAATATAGCCACAACGCTATTCAGGCAGACAGAACTACTTGCTAAGGGTAAGATGTATGAGGCGATAAAAGATGATTTATTAGCTCAAGGTTTAATATCCGAACACCAGAGTGCTAGTAAAAATCATATTGCACAAATTAAACTTAATTACCAGTTTTCTGGCAAACCCGGGACGAAGGCTTTATCAGAATATTATACAACCCCAGAAATAGCCAAAAACTTCAATGATTTATTGCAGCCCAAGAGTGAGTCTAGCCTTGCCATGAAGTTATGGCTGGGGTCTATGTCTGCCGCAAAGATTTCTAAAACAGCCTTATCGGTGAAAGGAACTGTTAGGAATTTTAAATCTAACCTAATGAATGTGGTAGCTAATGGGAACTTTAATACAATATCAACGGCGAAAGAGATAGCTAACCAACTTAAAGATAGAAATGGGTTTACAAGGGAGTTGATAAGTCGAGGTATTATTGGTGATAGCACTAATGTAGGCGATATAATGCGCAACATTGAAGATATGTCCAGTAAAAACAGCATCTTCCGTGTTGGTGATGAAACCTTGGGTGAAAAAATTAAAAGGAAAACAGTAATGCCAGCATTAAAAACCTACGCTTGGGCCGATGATGTATGGAAAGTTTATAGATATGTGTCTGAATATCTAAGATACGGGGATGTATATAAGAAGATGGGGATGAATGATGTGGATGCTATAGAAATGGCAAAAACAAAAGCGTCTGATATTCTACATGATACATCTACTTATTATTCAGAACTGCCAAGAATTATACAGTTAGCAAGGAAAACACCATGGAGCCAAACGTTTATATCGTTCCCATATTCTACAATGGTTAATTTTCTTAAGGGGACAGAATTAGGGTGGAAAGAAATAAAAGACCCATATACTAGAAATATAGGCATGCAGAGGCTGTCTGGTCATTTAGCGTCTATTGTTGCATTGAGTGCTGTATCTGCATACAGGAATAGAAAAAACGGGCAAAGCGCGGAAGATGTAGAGGGGTGGAAACGATATCTCCCTGATTACTGGAAGAATGATATAATAACAATCACCGAGGATCATGGAAATGGAACCGCTACCTATGTAAATAATTCTTACATGGATTATTATGGCTCTATAACCACACCGCTATTAATGGTAGGCCGAAAAGCTGCCCTTGGCACTCTTCAGACAGAAGACCTGATAAATGCCGCTAAAGAATTTGTTGGGAAGTTTGTGGGATATGAGATGACATTTAAGGCTTATGTTGATTTAATTAAGAATAGTAATGATAATGGCTACGCTATTTATAACGAAGAAGATACTTGGTCTAATAAATTTAAGGATATAACTTGGTATTTAGCTGAAAATCTGTATCTCCCTGCCACAATCACTGACCTTATGAAAGTTAATGAAACAAGAAAAGAAGGGGGTGATTGGGGCCACGCACTATTGGCTATGGGTAAGGGAGCCCAGTCCCGTAAAATTGACCCAGTGAGGTCGATGCAGAGTTATATATTCCCGAATTATAAAAAAAGAATAGAGAGTGCCCGTGATATTTATTCTGAAGTATTAAGGGGGTATAATAGATATATAGCCCCCAATAACATGGAAAAGGATCAGTTAGCTAACGCAAAATTCGAGGCAGAAGAGTCTTTGAATAATGTCATAAATTCAATACGTGAAGATTATTATGAGGCAATAAGGCTGGGCAATAAGCCAGCGGATGTGAGCGCGGCGCTTAAAAACGCAAGGTTTGACGCGGATATCAGAGAGGCTATATTTTCCAATAGAAAAGTAAAGCTTAATGATAAGGGGCAGATCATCCTAGGGGATCGTGTAGAATAAGGTATATATGTGATTTTAGTAACTTTGTTAAAATTTTATTTCAATGAAAAAAACAATATTTTTCCTACTGTTGTCGCTACTTGCGGTAGATATCAGTGCCCAACGCCTAAGAAGGACTTATGATGCCGCAGATTATTATTCACAAGATACTACCACATTTTTTATAAACATGGGTAGCAAGCAAGATGTGAGCCTTGTGATAATGGACTTCACTAGTTTTAATGCTAATGATGCTGTCGCCACTATCGGGTATGGCAGGGATGATCATCATGCTAATTATAAGATTGATGTATCCGGGAATCCATACACTTTAAATACTGCGGATGCAACATTAACATATACCGCTAACTATGCTACAGTGGCATATACCACTAATGCGATAGTGTTAACAGACATACAGTGGCGAGGGGATATTCTAGCTATAACAATAGTGTGGAATAGCGTAACAGATGGTAACCTTGAAATATGGTGGTAAATGGAAGTTTGCAAGTTTGAACAAGAAATAGGGGCAATGAAGGAAACCCTCGACAGGCATAAAAAAGTGCTGGAGGGTAATGGCCAAAAGGGAGTTATTTCTGCTGTTACTGAATTAAATGTGCGGCTGAAGATAAACGAAGATAGGTCTGAAGAGCTATGCCATACAATGAGCGCCCTGTCAGAAAAGATATCATCCATTTCAGATTTCAAGAAAGAAATAGAAGTTACAACGACAGAAAAGGAAAGGGCTTATGCAAAAAAGAAAGAGTCTAGTAGGGACACCAAATGGATAATAGGATTGGGCATAACCATTATACCATATATTATAATGTTCATACAATGGTTGAAGAATTAAAACAACACATAAAAACATGAAAACAAAAATTGCAATCATATCGCTTTTAGTAATAACAAGCTTATCGGCATTTGGGCAAGCGAAAAAGATTGATGCCACAGCAACCGTAGACACTATAAACAAGATTGCAACAATACACTATGTAGATAGTGTAGCAAATGATATTGTGGCTGGGGAACTTGACCTAACTGGCTATGTCGAATGGGGAGATACCCTTACAAAAATAGCTACACATGATGATATTATTGATTTAATAACCCTTAGTGATGCTCAGGGGGAGATAGCGGATAGTTTACTTAACTATGTAAAGAGTTCTGCCATAAGTGAATTTATAACTATTGGGGATGTACAGAGTGAAATTGCAGATAGCCTGCTTAATTATGCTAAGTTATCTGCTTTAACTGGGTTTCTTACTGGTGATGACACTCTTTCTTTGGATGCAAGGATAAATGCCATTGAGATAGGGGGAGGGACTGGTTCTGTTACCAGTGTAGCCGTCTCAGGAGGTACAACAGGATTAACGACTTCGGGAGGGCCAATAACGACATCTGGTACTATAACACAGGGGGGAACTTTAGCAGTGGCAAATGGGGGAACGGGAGTAACCACGTCAACTGGTACTGGTTCGACTGTATTATCTTCAAGCCCGGCATTAACAGGCACTCCTACTGTTCCGACAGCAGTAACAGGGACGAACACAACTCAAGCAGCATCTACGGCTTTTGTTATAGCACAGGCAGCAGGTATGATTGCCGATTCTAATGCAGCTTTACTTAACAATGCCGTTGACGGTGTGGCTTTAGCAGACAGTTCCGGCACAGCAGCAGGGAGTTATGTGACGGGCTATGATTTTACAACCGGACTTGCAGGAAAGCCAGCAACGGAGGATGTTGTTATGTTAGCCGACACAATACCGATATTCACTTTCGGTCTGGGAGGTGGCTTGGCGGCAGACACAGCAGCTTTTAATGATAATGCAATAGCGGGTTCATTCTTCAATGCGGGAAGCGATACGATACACGTAACGTCTTTACGAGGGGTATTGGCAGAAGGTAGCGGGACTGAAACAGTGGGGGTACAGGTAAGCTGGCACGCAACCTTTAAATCAGGTTCAGCGACTAACTTAAACACAGAAGCATTGACAATAACAAGCACGACTACCGGAGATGTAGATACTTCATTTGCAAATGCAGTTATCCCGCCGGGGGTGTTTGTATGGTGTACGATAAGTGCCACAAGTGCCGGGAATAAACCGTCATTGTTAATCTTGCAACTTTCAGGCTACAAAACGTCAACTTACTAAGCCATGAAAAAGTTAATAATAATACCCTTATTATTTCTGCTTGTTTCAGTTAACGGGCAGATAGGGAGGTATCCGTTTTATAGGGGGGTGCAGAGTGCTGGGGAAGAAGGAGGGGAGTATCCAGAGGAACTTGATAATAATACGGTAGCGATGTATTTGTACGATGAATCAAGTACGTTTACCATGACCGTTGACCATCCTACTTATGTTGAAGAATGGAGAGACTATTTTGAATCTGGTAACGACTTAGACCTTGTACCTGTAGTTTGGGTTGAACGTCCTGTTTTAAACGCAAATGGAATATTGTTTAATGGAGAAGGCGCTTTTCTTGGTGGGGTATATACTTTAAATCAACCAATAACCATTTATATTGTCTTTAAACAAGTTACTTGGTCTCGGTGGGATTTTGTGTTTGATGGTAATAATGCCAGCGAATACGGTTCTTTACAACAAGGATCAACTGATAATTCAGGATATTTAAGATTATATGCTGGGACTGTATTGCAAGATGATGGTGATTTAGCTTTAGATACATACGGCATTGTTCGTGTAATTTTAAATGGCGAAAGCTCCTCTTTGCAGATTAATAAAAATACCGCCGTAACGGGAAATGCTGGGAGTAATGATATGGCTGGTTTTTATCTTGGGAGTAATGGCGGTGGCTCGTATAATTCAAATATAGAGGTAAAAGCAGTTATTATCAGAAGTGTTGTTGATGACGGGACTACACAATCTACAATATATGATTGGTTAGAAGAAAAGTATCTATGAAAAAAATAATAATTATACTATTGTTTAGTAATAGTGTGTTAAATGCAGCCACTTATTATGTTGCTCCTTCAGGGGGAAGTGATAGTAATCCCGGAACGATAGCACAGCCTTTTGCAACATGGCAGAAAGGATTTGACACAGCCGAAGCGGGGGACACTGTATATTTCCGTAATGGGATTTGGCAACCTACGTCAGAACCTATATTAAACCCTTCGGCAAGTCATGGTAATAACGGCACGTACACTGATCCTATCTGTTTTTTTAATTATCCGAATGAAACCCCAATATTAGATTGTAGTAATTATACTTCAGAAGAAACTAAGGTTGCATTAGATGTCAAAAACGTTACCTATATTAAATTCAGGGGATTAACAGTTCGGAATTGCGAACAGATTGTGTTGGGTCAATGGATTTCAGGTATATCATTATATCAGGTAGGGGTTATTTGGTTTGACCAGATGGTATCACATGATATTGAGGGGTATGGGACATGGATAATAGGTTTCGACACTTTGTATGTTACAAACTGCGATAGCTATAATAATATAAGTGAAAATGATCCCGAGCCCGGCAATAGGGCTGATGGATTTACTTTTGGTTCTGGGACGGCAGAGCCTGATTCTACTAATTTATTTATAGTTTCCGGGTGTAGATCATGGAATAATTCAGATGATGGATTTGAAGTTAGCCCGGCTTGTCAATCTCATGTATATAATAATTGGGCTTTTAGTAATGGGCTACTTGAATACGGTGCCGGAGTTGGTTTTAAATATTCACATGGATATAAACAATCATTAGAAACGAGAAAAGCATATAATAATATTGCGGCATTTAATAAAGCGTCTGGTTTTGTAGAACAAAATCTAAATTACCCGTATGGGCCAATAATGCACTACTATAACAACATTGCTTACAAGTGCAAACAAGGTTTTACGACTGATCCGGGGACTGGTTTTGACTGTGATATACATGATGCCGAAGTGTTGTATCAAAATAATGTAGTTTATAATTCATGGGGGCTTTGGTATTGGGAACTGTATTTATCAGCGTGTGATGGCCCACCCAGCTATGCGAGAGGAGATCATAACACATGGTTATTTACGAACGGTGAAATACCTTATTGGGAATACAATGATACGCTTAGTTGGGCATATTCGGGGCTGAATGATAACTTTAATATATTAGATTCAGCTTCTATGTTTGCGGAACTAACAGCCTCCAGAAAAGCGGATGGTTCACTTCCAGACATAACGTTCCTAACGTTAAAAGAAGGTTCTGTTTTAATAGACGCTGGTGTTGACGTGGGATTGCCTTACAACGGGCTTGCCCCTGACCTCGGTTATTCCGAATACGGCTCAGCCGACAGCACCGCCACTAACATCCTAACCTTCACCCTCTCAGCCCAAACCGGATCAGCCACAATAAACTCAACTGCTCATACTGTAAGTATAGAAGTCGAATACGGCACATCAGTAACAGCTTTACAGCCTACAATAACAGTAAGTGAAGGAGCGACAATTTCACCTACAAGCGGAACAGCAACAGACTTTACTTCTCTGGTTGTTTATACAGTCACAGCACTGGACGAATCAACTCAGGAGTGGACGGTAACGGTAACAGTCGCAGCAGCACCGGAAACACCTACTGGTGGATTCATGGGTAGCGGTGGACAGTTTATGAAGTCAGAGGGTAAGTTTATGAAGGGTGGTAATTCGTTTATGGTGTATATGTCTGCCCCCGTAGCAACGGCAGCCACCTCCGTAACCGACACAAGTTTTACTGCTAATTGGACTGCAGTATCGGGGGCATCGAGTTACAGGCTGGACGTATCAACGGCAAGTAACTTTGCAACCTTTGTAACTGGGTATAACAATCTGACGGTAAGCGGGACTTCTCAATCAGTTACCGGACTAACCGAGAACACAACTTACTATTACAGGGTGAGGGCGGTAAATTCAGCGGGAGTGAGTGCGAGTTCAAATATTATTACGGTTGCTGTTAATATATATGTTTTTGTTGCAGATACTTTTAATTTTACAACAAATGAATGGATAGACGCCACATTTTACGAGAATAATGCGGCTTTAAAGAACGCTTCAGCAAGAACATCAATAACTGGTAATTTAGATTATACAATTACAGGAGTTTTAACTACTGATTCTATATCTGTTGTTGATGGCAGTGATTTGCCGACTATTCCGGTTGACGGGACATTAAGGATAGCAGAAGGGGATACTGTATATGGTATTAGTATTTGGAGGGAAGATGTTATATGGGCAATAATTCCATTCTGTGAGCCAATAATTGAAACTAATATACCAACGACTTCTTATGACGTGTCTGGTAATAGTCATCATGCTTTGTGTAGTGGTTTGGCAGAGGCGAATGTTGCAACTCAGAATAATTATTTCTATCTGGCTCAATATGGTTATAATGATACAAAAGTTAAATACCAATCAGATTTTTCAACATCTACAAGTGGATGGTCGGCAGTTTGGGGGACGAGTGGCACTGGTACTCTATCCTTTTCAAATAATAACTTAACGGCAGAGGTAACTAAACAACCAACAGCATCCGCAACGACACGCCCGTATTTGCAAAGAAACAATACGATCACGTCAGGAATATATACAAGATTAACAATTATAGGTACTGCTCTATATGCAGGATATAATGCAGGAGGTGGATTAATTACAGTAGCTCCGTGGGATTTGGTAAACAGAAGCCATGTTGCAAATTTCACCGCCGGAGAAACCACGTTATATTTATATTTTAATGGGAGTGCAAGATCATCATTTGAGATTAATTCGGTATTGGTAGAGGAATATTATATAATACCGGGATTATTGGCGGGGACTAACGATGTTTTAGGCAAGCCATTAAGGAATGTTCAGGATGGATCAACATGGTTAAGATATGCTTGTGATATTGACTTCCCTTTCACCCTTGAAAAGCCTAAATTAAGTACTTTATTATTAAGCGGATATTGTGTGGCTGATAAAAATTATTTTATCGAAAACACAACGGAAGGATATTTTGGCGAATATACGGAAAATCAAATATTCACTGCAACAGGCGATGAATCACTAAGTGAAGCAAATTCTGTCAGAGAGGTTTTAGATACGATTTTCGTTGGTGATCCGTTAAAATTCACGGATTTTGATAATTGGAGGCCACATCTATACTATAATAAGATGGATTCCAATTATTATGATGGAGGCTATAATTATAGAACGACAGGATATATCAAGGATTTAATAATTTTCAAAGATGATGTATATGTAAGCGACAGCGATCATGCTCAATACAATACCGATTATGTGTTAATTCAAAATGTTGATTTTCCGCTTGTGGTATTTAGTTGGGATCATACAACGCCAACGGAAATTCCGTTATTAGACACTGTATTTGTGCCTCATAGTGTGCCGCAAACATTTTTTATTAATTACGGTCATTATCTTACAAACACACAGATCAAATCATTAATTAAAAACGATAACGAAATAGGATTACATACTCTATCAATAAATGGAGAATATCCGCCAGAAAGAATAGAATTTCATGAAACATCAGCAAATTATACTACTGAACAATTAGCTACCTATTATGAAAAGGCAGTAAATTATTACGATACAGCTATTGATTACAGGATTGTATCTAAAGCATATCCCGGAGGAGCTGCTGATGATGTAACTTTTTCTGCGGTATTAGATTATTTTAATATTGGACGTTCAGTAAGTGCAACATTAGTTACAAACAACAGGCTAAAAATACCTATTAATAGGTGGGATTTGTTTTATGCACAAGGATTTGATATTCCTAATCAAACAACTATTGAAGGTCATATAGATGCAATTATAACAACCAAGAGGACGACACTCGGTATATATGGCCATCCGGGAACGTGGGATTTGGAGGAATATGAATATTACACAATACTTGAAAACATATTGGACTATATTAGAACTAAACAGGTTGCCGGGGATGAAATAAGGGTGGTAACATATAAACAGTTATATGACTTAGTAAATCAGTATAAATAATGCAATTAATCTACACAACACACCAGACAGAGATAGGTGGAAGTTAGTTATTCCCTTTTCGTAACTTTGTTGTCTAATTTAATCTTATTTAATTATGGCTGATATAGATAAACTAAAACAAGCAGTGGGTTTTGTAATTCATGTGTTTAATAAGGTGGATAACATTACCCAAGACGGATGGCAGTGGCTGCCAGATACCACAGCTCTTCTCCCTAACCTCATTGAAATCCCCACCCTTATAAAAAATGCGGCTGAGATCAAGGAGGAATTAGATGATTTGGACATGTTTGAAATGGATGAACTTAAGGAACACATAAAAGTAGAGTTTGATATTATTGATGATGAACTTGAGTCCCTTATTGAAGACGCCCTTGACCTCTTAAAAGAGGCAGCAGATTTCGGGTTGAGAGTAAAAGCTGCACTTAAAAAAGAATAATAATGGCTGAGGCTAAAATTAAATTTAACATCCTAACGGTGGTTATGATAGCTGTGTTATTGTTTGTAGCCGGCTATGCTAGCCACCGTGGAGTTAAATATTCAAAAGAAATTAAGGCGTTAAAGTCGGATATCTCCCTAAGACAAGATACTATAAGGGTTTTATCTGATTCGCTAAAGCTTTTAAAGGCTGATGTTATTGAGATACAGCAAAGGATAATTGATGGCAATAAAGAAATTAAAGCTTATCAGAGATCAATATCAGCTTTAGATAAACAAATAGCGGAGCTTAAGGTTAGTAATGCTAATATACCCCCTAGCGTTAAATATGACAGCCTTATTACTGTAGTTGGTACAGACGATACCCCTAAAGACTATCCTTTCTCTGAGCCTCAATTAGACGGCTTATTTAATATTTATTCCGAATCATGGATGTTGCGGGATGAGATAGTACAATACGAAGCTTATACGGATGTTATTTTAATGAATTATGAGGAGTGTGAGTTGCTTAATGCCACTTATGAAAATCAGATAGAGTTATATGTAAAACAAGATAACCAGAAAAATAAAGTCATAGGAGATAAAGATTACCAGATTAAACTTCTTAAGAAGAATGTTAATAGGAATGCGACTGTTGCTGTAATATTTGGGGGGATTGCAACAATATTAGCAATATTAGGATTATCTAATTAAATTTTTATTATATTTGTGTTGGTTTTAAGTTTAAGTTAAGAAGTCAAAGGCCCCGTCTATATGGTGGGGCTTTTCATTACGCTCCGCAAACATTAATGGTGATGTGCTTATCCTGTAAATAAGATAACGGGGATCGTTACCTCGGCGGAGCTCTATGAAATTTGCAAAATGGGTGTATTTGTAAAATATATCATACATTATGGCTTATTTTGTAAACTAATGAATCATATATAATGCAATGGGTTATAATATCCGAGATTGCCTTTCTTCTTTTTTCATGGTAGCTATATCCTGACTCATGGCATCAATAACATTATTCATATTAGCATGAAAGATGGAAATATAAGTGAAATATTTTTTAGCAAGGTTAAAAGCCTCTCTTTCTTTTTCTGTTGATAATATGGCTGTGCTTTTAGCCCTAGCTATACTCTCCCCGCTATCTAGGTTTGTTATGTTTAATTTATTAAAGGACATTTCCAGTGCATGTTCCGTGTCAACAACTTCATTCTTACTTTCAGCTACGAATGTTGATAGGGTGGCATTATATGTTACCATCTTAGCCCTTGCATGAGATAGGTTTTCTATAGTGCATGATTTATAAGAATGTTTATACCAGTCATTTAACTTATATAACTCATCTATACAGGCCTGTACTGTTTCAGCGCTTTTAACCCTTGGTGTTTCCATCTTTTGAATATAAAGATTGTATATTATCTTGTATTATCTGGTATCCATCATCCATTTTAACTATAACATAACCCAAAGACCTTGTGTTTCTCCCTCTTTTCACATATTCAATGCCCACCACTTTCCTAAATTTAGGGAGCCCATCTTCGTCTGTTTCCCCCGGCACTTCGTAAGAGCTACCCACGGTGTAGTCTTGGTATATTTCCCCGGCAGGAGTCGCAATCCAGTTATAATGAACCCTGAAAATCATAAGTAATTTTTATAGTCCTGTTTTGCCAACATGTCATAGGTAAACTGAAAATATTTAATACCATGAAATTGTGTCATGTTCATTTTCGTTAAGTCAGTCTCATATCCCTTGCCATACGTGTGTCTACCCCTTGGAATGTATGATCCTCCATTAATTTCGCAAACCACTGATATTGATGGGATAAAGTAGTCATATCGGAATCTTCTGTCGGTTTTAATTACGTCTTTCATCATCTTCTCCTTTTCGATAACCAGATACTTACTCTTCAGGTATTGTTCCAGTTCCAGAAGCAGGATTTTTTGAGATGTCTTGCCCATTTTTTAATCTTCTCATGTCGTAACAAAAATCACTGATGTCTGATAGTATCATTTGGATATACTTATCCCTAGCTTTTTCTTTAGAAACCTTAGACACCCTTCTTACTTCAGACAGAAATAGCCTAGTTTCTTCAGCTCCCTTTTCTTTAGCCTGCTTTTCAATATCTTTAATAGCCTTTTCAAACTCTGGCATGGTTAATGTTTGCCCAGCCGCAATCCTTTTTATTATTATATCAGAATACATGCTATCAAAGTTAGTAAACTATTAAATAATATACAAATAAAAATTTGGAAATTTCAAATATAGTTTTTAACTTTACATAAAAATTACATATGCCCGTAATTAGAACTGAATTTAAGGATGACGCAGATTTCATTTCTTATCTTGAGGAAGAAAAGCCTGAGGGCGTACCACACATAAGTCCAGAGGCTATAAACATGATAAAATACATAGCTAAAGTAAAGGCGATATCCACAAATATAATGGATGGATTGCGGAGGAAATTCAAGGAACCAAATAACGAGGCTGATCTAATGACGGTATTAGATAGTTTTGAGGAGTGACCATAGTAAACAAAGAAAAAAGGGGGCTGACTACCCCCTTTTTAATTAGGACGCGCTAAGCGATCTAGATGTACTTGCCGAACTTACTATGTCAGTTAAAATATGGGATGTTTTCAGTCTTACCCTATCGTACCCACGTTTAACATACAAATAAGAAGTAGTCGTGTTGATATCTACCCCCCACAGAATGTCTTCTGTATAGATAGTAACAAGCCTGTCTACAGCAACCTCACCGCTTCTACCCCTATTCTCAGTCATTACATGAATCTGAAAACGAGGATTCCCTGTGTCTGCATTTTCAATAGCAGTAGTAAGGGTTGATTTAGTAAGTGTTGTTGCTGTAAATCTCACAGCCGGGCCACGACCCGCTTCAATGTCATAGTAAAAATCAGCAGTGCTGCTAGAATTATCCCATGCCTCACCTATTTTGCCACAACTTAAAAGAATAGTCTTCGCATAAGCCCTACCATCTTTGTGTGTAACATCTACGGTGATGAGACCCGTCCCTACGATTGATGCACCTGCCATTTTATATGAATTTAATGTAGGTACAAAGATAAAAAAACCCCAGATATGACTTCCGGGGTTTTCCTTAACAACCTAATACTTAAACACTATGAAAAACACACAATTTGTAACATATTAATTTACAGGCTTTCCTAAAATTTCCTTTATATGGTCGTTTATTGTCTTAGCCAACCCGTATGCGGTATTAAAATAAGATATGGCGTCAGTTATTTCTTTATCTCTGGATAAATAATATGCCGGTATTGCCTTGTCTCTTGCAAAAATAACTGTCGCATGGTCTAACCCATAGAATCCCCCGACAACAACAGTGGGTGAATTAAGTAAATAACTCATGAGCGCCATTGAAAATTGTCTTGGCTTTGCTATCTTTCTTTTTTTAGTTTTTGATAATAGGTCGTCTGGTGAAAGACCAAAATGCATAGCCACATCATTATGTATCCTTTCCATATTTATGGATCGCGGATAAAATACATTCTTCATTTCATAACTACCATTAACCATTTTTAAAACCACACAATATTTCCCTATGAAATTATTGTCCTGTATGGTTATTTTTAATTTATTAAAACAATCATATAACTTATTAATATCAAAGGGCTGTTCTGGGACGCTTATTATCGGGGACACGTTCAAATTACCGTCCACATCATGATCCACATCTACTAATATTCGTATTAAATCCATTTCCATGTTTTTATATATTTAGTTAATTCTGCCTTACTCATTTGTCCCACCTTCCTCCATTCGCTTTTATTAATAACCTTATATTGATTATCATGAATTGAGTCTTTGCTTTTATAGTGGTTTATATGAAACAACGGCCCCGGTATCCTTGTGTATTCAGCCAAGGTCTCTATTCTGTATTTTCTATCCCTGTCTTCAGGGCTATGGGACATGTAATGTTCATTTTCTCCCCCTATTCTAAAAAAGGCGTCCTTTTTATATCCTATAGCCCCACCATCAGAATCTGACACTATTTTTTGGTGTTCTGCCGAAAAAAGCATTGATATATCCAGTGATATACCAAACTGTGACGCTTTGTCCTTATCTATTTTAATAAATGTTCCGTTGTAAGGATAAGCAAACTCGCCCCCGTTTCTTAAATAATTTACCGCGTCCAGTACCTGATTCGGGGGAGCCACAACATCGGCATCCCAATTAAAAACTATTGGTGTTTTAGCTATAGATGTAAGTTTATTTATCATCTGTGTGCGGTGAAATTCATGCATGCTGTCAAACTTCACATATTCACACCCGATATCCTTTACGTAAGAGAACTTATCGCCACCCTGTTCCCCTATTATTATATTAGTATCAAACCAATATCGTAAAAAACTAATACATAAATTAAGGTTTTCTTTTCTGTCTGGATGATCGTATTTAACAGGTATGATAAATGTAACATCGGTGATGTTATTTTTAGTTGTTTTTATGCATGACCCCTTATCTATATCCTTAAGTGTTTTTACTTTACTATAATCCCACTCCCATGTTTTAATGTAAGCAAGGAGCTGTTTTTTATTCATAGCCCTTACCTTTCCCCACTCCTTGACTGATGCGTTAAAATATGGATTCATATTAGTGCTGTCCACACCACAAAAATGATTTAAGTGATAAAGGGAACCGCTTACCCTCCCGTATTTACTCAGCGTTCTGAATCTATAGGCTCTATCAGTGTCCTCTGGTGCGTAGGAAACATAATTTTCGTTATCCCCTCCGTACTTAAAGTAAACACCCTTCCTAAATCCAAACACACCACCATGGCTCTCTATATTGTCGGAAGACATGCCAAAAAACTCTATTCCCTTTAATATCCCTATGTCTCCAGCCTCTTTAATTAATTTTATATAATCTTGGTTCCGGTCATTAGACCCATTCCCCACCCTCACAAATATCCCCTCATACGGGAAAACGAACTCATAGCCGTTTCTCAGCATCTTAACCGCCTCATATATCTGATTGGGGGGGACAACAATATCACAGTCTATATTGATAACTATTTCTGTTTTAGCCAATGCTGCCAATATGTTATTACTGCGGGTATGATGGAAGACTTTTATAAAATTTAAGTCTACGTAGTTTTTAGGATACTTTTCTTTTACAATTTGCCCTCCCATCTCCCCTATAAGGATGTTAGTTTTATAAGCCCCAAGCTGATCCATAAATATATCAAGGTTCTCTATCCTATCTGGGTGATCGTACTTAAATGTAGTGATAAAAGTAACATCAGATAGGTCTATCCGGTGATCTTCATGGGTTATCCACTCAGGCTGCCACAGGTCTTTCTCACTAAGAGGATCAAGCACACCCCTAAAAGATTTAGCGGGGCGAATAACCCTCTTGCTTTGTGCTAAATAAGCCCCCCACCAACTAAATGAGCTATTGGCTAAGATGTGATTTTGGCATGATACCATAACATCAAAGTCCTCAAGTTCCGTTCTATCTGCTATTATAAACCGATCACCCTTGAAATGGAATCTTGCATAGTCTGGATCATCAGTGCATATATAAAACTTATAGCGTGGGTCATTAAAATACTTATCAATAGCGCTAATATAATATTCTGGCTTTAGGTTTATATGAGCCTTATTACCCACAAAATCTCCTCTGCGTATATGCATACCAACAGACCACTCATCTAACCTAGCCACCTTGGGCGTGAACCATTTTATGATATCTTTTTTAATATTTTTAAAATACTTCTCTGATTGGAAATACCCAAATAGGTCAACGCATTTTTCAAAGTCAACCTTCTCCAGTTTGCTTATGTCATAATGATAATTTGATACATTCACCAATAAATCCGGTGACGTATCTCCAAAATATTTGTCTGGCACATTGAAATAATTACGGTATTGCCAGTTAACGGGCAATTTAGCCGTTGTTTTATTATCTTTAGCTATCGCAATAGCTGCGGCTACTTGAAACAACTGGTTCCCAAGCCTGCCGTTTTTACCTAACTTCGTATAAGTAATCATTTCTATTTTTTTTGAATAATACCATTTTACATGGGGGTACTCCATATATACCCCGGTTATATTAGAGAAACAAGGCGCACAAGTTGTTAAGAATGGGATGAACGCATAGGCTTTAACTTGTTTCTGAATAAAATAACAATATAAAGCATCTATAGCAAATTTCTCTGGCGCATTAAGTATTTTATCATAAGCGGTACTTTTAACAATATAAGAATATGCCCCTGCTAATCTATATACCCTATATATATTATCATGTATTGTAGGGGATGATTCTATGGGCATAGCCTCTTTATCACTAAAGTGCCCTCCTAAAAATAACATATCATAATCTAACCCACAAGACTCTATGCGCCTTATTCTTTTCCAGAAATCATCACAGAACTTAATGTCATCCTCGCATATATATACATACTCAAGGCCTTGCCTCTTTGCTTCTTTAATTATGTTTCTATGAGACCTAGAGCATGCAATCTCATTCGCCGTCATGGTTCTACTTGGCTCCAGCTTCTTGCCATCTATGGCGTTATAGAAATTTATAGATAGCCCTAACTTTTCAAATTCACCAGCCACGCCAACTCTTCGGTCAACTTCCTTTGCAAGATTAATACAATATTTTGGCATGGAAGTAAATAGCAAATCCGATTTAATCCTCGCCCATAATTGATTACCTGCAACATCGCTAACATTCTGATATATCAATTCAAAGCCATTAGAAATAAAAAAGTCGTTTATGTCCGGCAATAAGGCTTGATCCTTATACATTTCTATTCTTGCCACCTCTAAAAACACTATATCCACATTAGAAATAAACGCCCCGCATCCTTTTAGTACCTGTAACTCAGCCCCCTGAACATCCATATGGATGAAATTAATGTGCTTTATGTTTTTCTTGGTTATGTAGTTGGCGATAGTATCTACTTTAACTCGTACCTTCTTATTGAACTTACACCACTCAAATATCTCAAGGTGTTTATATGGGGCTAATAAAGAACTGCTTTTGTTACCATAAAACTCTCCGCTGCCACAGGGAGCCCCAGAGCTTACATACATATCATCTTCCCCCTTGTGGTCTGATACAGCTATATTATTTAGAGTGATGCCGCTTATCTTTTGGCGCCCTTTGTTGTAATTGTCCGGTATTGGCTCAAACGCATGAATATCAGAATTAGGGAATAACTTCTGTAATTTCAGGGTATCCTCACATTGGCAGGCTCCTACCTCGAAAATGGTTAATTTCTTTTTCGGGTTAAAATATTTGTATATTAAACCCTCGTACTCTAATGGCTCCTGCTGGTATTTTAAGGCTAACAACTCATCGTTATTGTTTATGTAAAAATTGTTATTTTTACGCTCTTCAAATAACTTCTTGTCAACGGAAGAACTTTTGTCGTTTTTAGTGTTTAGTTCATCGAATCGCACATTGGTATTTAGCGCGGGGTGATTATGCTTAACTATTTGCGGATGGCGTATAACATTCAACCCGCCCATAATCCTCGCTATTTCAGTCATTTCGTTGTCGCAGTACAGGGATTCATAGCCCGGATAATATACATACCCGAACCTATCGTAATTAACCCTACTTACAATGCACATGGTAATAAGATCATCCTTCCTGTATCCATCCCAAAAGCACGGCCAAGAGTTTATGTCTGTAAAAGAACCCCGTATAATATTATCAAAGCCTTTGTATATGGCAAATATATCATCAGCCCAACAAAAAACAACATCCCATTCAAGATTAGATATATCTCTATTAATTGCATTAACCTTATTTTTTGAATCTCCTATATTCCATATAATAGGATAATTACGGTATTCGTCCACTAGAGCTAAATAGCGGCTTATCGTAGGGTCATCTCTATCTAATTTAACAATCACCCTAAAATCGCCCTCGCAATTATTAAGGATTGAATCAAGACTCTTCTTAAACCTATCAGGCCTCTCTCTTGTTGGAAAATTAAATAATATTTTCAGCATTTCTTAATACGGCATGATGTTCATAAACCCTCGGCAATATCATTCCCACAAACTCATCTCCCACTCTCTCTGTTGGAAAGGGAGTTGGTTTTTCATCGGTGTAGAAGTTAATAGATGAGTGTATAAGCATATTATCCTTTACCATAGGATAAATTATGTCATTTAGGAATATCTGGTCGCTAAACCACTCATCATTGTATTTATAAATATGATTATCTATTAGTTTATTAATCCCCCTTACGGCTCCCTTCTTTATCCCTAATGTGCCTCCTAGAATACGCGCGCGATGATACGGGTGATCTCTCATTACATGGATGCCTTTATCAGAAGCCTCAAATTCTTTCATCGCCTCTATCTCTCTGTCTAATATAGGGGAGTCTAAATCTCTACTATATGTTATATCTCCGACTGGTCTGAATCTGTCAAACATTAGATAGTTTCCGTCATGATTGGTTCTTATTACCGTAAACCCATCAATGTCAATATAATAATTCTTATTTACATATAAATAGACCCTATATCCCGGGAGCTTCTCTTTTATAATACAGACATTGCGGTACAACCCATCTATATACTTAGGGTTATTACCCCACAAACAATAACTTATTACTTTCATAGCGAGAAAAAGCATTTATGACAATTAAGGGGCGTATTACGTATTTTATCTCTCCATCCATCCAGCCCTATACCTATAGCGCCCATATGACCATCTCCTATACAGCATGGATATACTAACCCGCCCATATACGCAATGGTTATAGCAGTCCCGGCAGGGCAAATCCTCTTGCCCCAAGTATTTCTATCCCTGTGTGATCGCATCTCGTCTACACATACATTAATGTCAGGGTAATTCTTTACAAACCACTTAATAACCGCCGTATTATCTTCTTTGGCGGTAAAGTAATCTCCTTTTATATAGTTAGCAATGTGGATATTCTTAAAGTGCCTGAATATGTCAGGATGTTTTTTTAACATATACCCATTAGTCTCGATAGACACCTTGCGTCCGAATATTTCTTCAAACTTGGGCACTAATTCAAGGAATTTAGGGTGTATTGTCGGCTCTCCTCCCGTAATAGTAATAGAACAACCACTAAAATAAGGGGCAGCATGGCGTATTTCTTGCTCTGTAAGATGTTTCACGCTCTTATTCGGGGCGTTATAGGAACAGTTTCTACAACTTCTATTACACGCTGTGGTAATAGAAAAATTTACATTACTTATTTCACGGGGTTCTAAAACCATAATCCCCGGTTCATAAGAGACAATCATCCCCTCCACTATGTCCTCTAAGTCCTGCCTTTTATCATGAATGTCATCTATTAATATAACATGGTTTTTATCTTTTACAAGCGCCTCCAATTCGTGAATAAGGGGGTTATCCTCATCACTTCCCGCCGTATCATTACCGGAACAATGGGCGTCTAACCAAAACAATGTACGATCCCTTGGTAATAGCTGCATAATAACCTCAGCGCTGTCGCCCTGAAGTATCTTTATATGGGGATAAGCATCAAACCGTTCTTGTGCTTTCTTTGCCAACCCGTCACCAAGTTCAATAGATATTATTTTTTTGAAATTGTTTCGTTGGGACTCCACCATGTCTCCATAATAAGTGCCGGTCTCAATCATGGTATCTAATCCGTACTTATTTGAGTACTTAATTATGGTCTCAGCCTTTTGTTCGTGTATCGTCATCTTTCTACGCTTGTGTTTGTTGTGTAAACATATAATCTTTCAGGTAACTGATAAAATCTATATCCGAGCGCAAGGCAGTCTTTCCATAACACCCAATCTTCTATGCCCTTGTGATTACCGTATTTAACCTTATCAAAGATACTGCGCTTCATGAGAATAGAACCATGACAGAGGCAATTCTCTACAGGGAGCCTTGCGGCTATTTGATCATGAGTGACATAATCTTTTGTAGAAAAACAAGACTCAGTTATTTCCTCTTTATCGCCTATCTTTCTAAACCAATAATGAGTAGAAATAATGTCCGCATTCTGTAGGTGTTTAACCTGTTTCTCTAATTTTTCAGGGAGCCACATGTCGTCTGCATCAAGGAACGCAACCCAATCTGTGTTTATGTATCTTATACCCTCGTTCTTAGCGTCTGATAATCCGGTTTTGGGGGTCTTTATAACCTGTATGTAGTTAGTCAACTTTTCGGCTACCTTATAGGTGTTATCCCAACATTCATCAAACACAATAACTGTTTTAAATTCCTTATAGGTTTGAGCGAGTAAACTATCAAGGGCCTCCCCGAATAGCTTATCATGAAGGTCATCACGGGAGTGGACGCATATTAACACCGTTATCATTTCTTAAAACACATTATTGTATTTTTAAACCACTCATGGAAAGCAAGCCCCCTTAATTTATCTCCCATTAATTTATCATACTTAAGTCCCTCCTGCTCTATCTTATTGATAATATAATCATTATTACGGCAATTAACGTGCCCGTCCCCTCCCTGTCCTTCTATAGCCCAGCTTAATATTAACAACTTCTTGGTAGCGCGGCAAACATTATCAATAAAAATATTCTCATACTCAGCTGGTATATGCTCTCCAACCTCTAAACACAAAACAACATCATATACACCTATATCAGCTCTTTCTGAAAAATCACAAACCTCACACAACCCTTCAGTTATTTCAGGTGTTATCAAGCAGCCATCAAAGCCAATTATATCAAAGCCCACTTTTTTTAATGCTTTCACGTAGGCGCCGTTCCCACACCCTATATCAACTATAGTATCATTTTGGGATATATAATCTGCTATCCCAAAACATAATCCTAAGTCGAATACATGCCTGCTCTTTGCTTCTGACTCATCCCATACTCCTCTATTATTCATATTCTTATTTTTTTATACTACCGTAAACATCTATTTGGGTTATGATATCTTGTGTCCCTAAATATAATGCATTAACATAGGCATTTTGGAACTCTGGAGTTAGCATTTTAAGCGCCTCTTCTTTGTTAGTCATAAATCCAGCCTCAAACAATAAAGACACACAACCCACCTCTTCTCCTTTTAAAATCACATAAAATCTTGATTCTTTGTCATATTCATTGGGATTAGGAGCGCTTATTCTCATCTTCATCCCTAAGTCAAGGATATAAGGATAGTAGAAATTGGCGGCATAATCAGATTCTGTCACTCCGGGTGTTGTAAAATATTCAAAACCAGACGTAGACTCAACCCCAAATGCATTTGCGTGTAATGATAGCAATATGTGTTTATGGCTCTTGTAATGCTTCACCAATCGCCCCACCTTTTCTATTCTTTCAGGAAGAGGGGTGTCGTAATTAGATGTAGTTGTAAAATTATAAGATATGTTTCCCTGATAAAATTTAACAGCAAGCGCCTTCCCTATTACCCTATTAAAAACCCCCTCGTAAAACACAAAGTCTCCATGATCACACATTTTGCCATTAGTTTGATAAACCCCATTAACCATCCCGCCATGCCCACAATCTATATGGCAAATTATTGGGCATTTAGAATCTTGGTCTATACGCATTTCAAAAGGCATCTTATCATCATACGTAAATTCAGTTGATATATTTTTCATATTAAATTATTTATATCATTTATCCATGCATCTATTAAATACATTTCTTCGTCTGGTATTATATATTCCTTTATGAGCGCTTCGTAACAAGCCCTCATATTATCACAACTATCGCCATTCAGCGATAAATTGCTCAATATACTGAGTATTTTGTCATCCACAGAGTATCCGTCTATTTCTTCTTCAATATCTTCTGGGCTGCTGAGTCTCCCTGATTTAAACATGTGCCCCGTATAAAACAAAACTTGATGCCCCATTTCCCATAAACACCTTTGGGCTACAAAGCTTCTCCATATTTCAGCAAGCGTTGAGCTGCAATATGACGGCAGGTACATCAATGGATACGCCTTAGGGAACCACCATGTATTTCTGCCATTAAACAAACACCAGTTCCCCGCCCTAACGCTTAATGGCACAGATTCATTAAAAGCCCAATTATCACCATCAACCATCCCATATTGTATTGGGTACACGCCATCTTTGATGTCTCCTAAGGCAAAATCCAACATATTAATACGCGCCACCCTAAACTTAGACGGCCATAAGTCATACATAAACCACTTGAGAACGTTTGTCCATTTATATTCAATAGCTTCAACGCTTTTAGATATTATATCTCTCTTAACCCACCCATCACAGGGGGCTGCATCATCATTTGCGTCGAATATAGCCGTGGATTTATTCTTCATAGCTATCAGATAGCCTATATTCTTCCTTGTATATGAGTTAACTGGTAAATAATTATTTACCTGAAAGCCTAATTTCTTTTGATCGTCTAAAGAATAAAACTTGGCTCCGGGAAGATTATACTCTGGTGTCTTTTTATTCCCTATTACTATCAACGGCCTTTCTAATTTTTTTACAAGTTCTTTCGTCTCCTTGGTTGGCTCCTGAATGGTTGTAATTACAGCGCTAAACATATAATTCAAATTTAGACGGGTTAGGAAGCATTTTCATTATATAATTCTTAAGTATCTGTTGTCCATTTGGGGCAAAATTTAATCCTTTGTCGTTATAATGCAACCACATCTTATTCTTACAAAATATATCTATTTCTCCTTCATTTACGGCTGTTACTGATCCTGTGCTATCTTCATCTTCAAAACAAAATGAAACCCTTTTGTTTCTGGTGTTTTTCAATAAAGTGGGGGCTGTGTCTAAGTGATTATAGTATAGCGTGGCGAATGATGGCGGTATATCACATGAAAATACGTTATATAATTTAAACACCTCTAATACTATATTGGCGTGATATAGTCTAGGCATGTGTGTTTCGTAGTTGTATTTGCCATTAGTTAACTCTAATGCCTTTTTTATAGTACGTCCGTGCTTCGTTTTATTTCTCTTTTGGTTATCAATAATATCTTCCTGTAATGCTACATTAAACAATTCAGATAAATCTCCTACTCTAGATTTCTTTAATAATACAACATCATCATAAATATAAATGAATGTGTCCATTTTAGAGTGCCGATGCGCTACAGAATAAGAATAAATCTTATTAAGTGTGTCCCAGAAATTCTCATAGTTGCCGTCTCTTGGCCTGTCTATAATTTTAAACTTTACATTCCTAAGCCACGGGACGTTATGATCACTATACACGGTTATATCAAATTCCGCGTCCACGTTCTTTTCAAGGCTTCTCAACATATATCTTAACTCATTATCATCCCATCCTGCTTTACCACCTAAGGGGCAAAAAAAATGGATCATATGTATGTCACTTTGATTATCAGGCTCCCCCAATTAGGAGTGGGGGATGTAATTATTGCGTTTAGTATTTCGTCTCTTTGGATTTTGTAAACATCTCTATGTTTAAGGGCATACTTATATTTCATTTTGGCTTCCTTAATTTGATTCTTCTCTTGCTGTGTCATAGTCTCCTCTTTTAAATCTATCCGGTAATTCTAAAACTAATGGTCTCCAGTTTGGATTTTCAAATCTCCAAACATCGTATGAGTTCATGAATACCTTGAATAACTTATTGTATTCATTTTCGCCACCTATCTCTTTTAACTGCCAACCTCTTCCCTGAATAGAACCAGCCTTCCCATCGCTTCTTGTTTTAGCGTTAAGATGAAGTATAGCTATTTTATCTATTTTATAGTCAGGAAATGCTTCATTCCACATAACAGCATAAGCGGCAAGTTGTAGTCTTTGGGTGTTATGCAAGTTCTCCCCTGTTTTATTGTCGGCTAAGTATATAAGCCCGTTAAGCCTAAAAACGAGGTCTATAGTGCCCCCTAATTGGTAATTATCAGAAACCACAATCTGCTCAACGGCTAATAACTCAGGCTTAAATCTATCATAGAAATTAACATAGCGTGAGAACATTTCCCACACTCTTTTGTCATACATGTTTCTTGGCCTTCCATTCTCATCATATTCAATACATAAGATGGTGTCGTCGGGGTTAGAGTTAAACCTTTCAACTAAGCCATGTACCTTAGTGCCAATCTCTTGGGCTTTTATCATCTTATAATCAGCATTATATCCATTAGACATAAGCCAATCCCTGTATTGCTCTCCCTTATCTATTATGTTAAGTACGGTTGTGACGCTTGGGTAATAACTTCCGCGAGTGCTTAGATAAGCTCTATTATCAAGGTAGTTTATCTGCTTACCTTGTAAATCATGGTTTATTGGTATCATTTAATAACCCATTCATAATATGAATCAGCCATAGTAAATGGATTTCCATCATTCACATAAGCTAATGCAAGTTTTAAACACTCTAACCTTAATGCGGTATTGCCTCCACTGCTTGCACTTTCTTTTACCAAAGCGAAATTAAGGTAGGTAATGTCGCCTTTTTTATTTGATGTTACATCAATAGCAACCTCTTTATTTACATTGTTCTGAAACTCAGCGTCCCAAGATGTGCCTTTCCGCCCATCCTGTAGTTGTATTTCATAATAAGTCTTGTTATTTTTTGATGTTTTCTGGAAGACTCCTACAATTTTTACCTTTTCCATAATGTTAAAATTTACTACAATGTTAATAATATTTTATCAATAATCCAATAAATTTGAGAAATTATTTGTCTTTTTTATCATTATTTCTCCTAGCCTGCCGTTGCGGTGTTTTGCGACATCAAGTATTATTGAATCTTCAGGCACAGAGTCATCACCATAATATGATGGACGGTGGACAAAGATAACTAGATCAGCATCTTGCTCTATATCGCCACTCTCCTTTAAATCAGATAACATGGGTTTACGTGTGCCCCCTCTTTCTATAGAACGATTTAATTGACTAAGGGCTATAACGGGGACATCAATTTCTTTGGCTAATGATTTTAACGCACCCGTAATTATACCAACTTCAGATGCCCTACTATCACCACGATATTTCCTGTCTGCCGTCACTCTTTGTATATAATCAACAGCAACAAGGCCTATATTATGCTTTAACTTAGCCCTTCTCGCTTTGGCTATAAGTTCTGTTATGTGAATAGCCGGAGTGTCATCAATAAGAATTGGCAGTTTTTCAAGTTTAGATATAGCCCTGTCTACAAGACCCAATTCATCATCAGTAAGGCCTCTTCTTATATCATCACTCCCAAGCCCTGACTCCATACATATCATGCGCGTAGATATGGCTGTTTGGTTCATCTCTATAGAAAAGAATAGGGATGGCACTCCACACTCCATTATATGTTTAATTGCCAAAAGGCTTTTACCCTGCGAAGGCCTGCCCCCTATTATTATGAGGTCGCTTTTCTGCCAACCACCAGTTAGTTTGTCTAACCTATAAAACCCACTTCTAATCCCAGCTAGTGTGCCTTTTTTATATCCCTCTATGTCTACAACCGCTTTTTTAAGCCCTATATTTATAGTGGAAGGGCCTTTGCTTTTACCAGTTATAGATATAGATAAAAGTTTAGATTCTAACGTGTTTAAAATATCATCTGCATCCTCTTCGTCTTCATAACAAGCATCATGAAGTTCAGTGTTAATGGCTATCAATTCCCTTTTTATAGCTTTATCTGCCACAATAGCAGCATGAGCCCTTAAATGCCTTGTACTTACCACATCAGATGTTACTCCCGTTACATATACGGCTCCCCCAGCCTCTTCAAGTTTACCTGCTTTTCTTAATTGTTCAGTAACAGTAAGTAGGTCTATAGGATTGTTCTTGTGGTACAAGTCTAAAATAGCAGAATAAATTAGTTGATTAGCCGGAGCGTAAAAGGACTCCGGCTTCAACACATCAACCACATCATAAATGGCATTACTATCAATTATAATAGCGCCTATGACAGCTTTTTCAATGTCTATTGCTTGTGGTGGTATTTTTTCTAACATTTATAATATGGTTTGATGATGGATATCTCATGGTGAATTGGAGGAGTAGCGCTTGGGCGCTTTTAAAATTACGCCCAGTCGCTACAGTAACCCATTTGCCGTCTTTTAATTCTTTTATATCATATATCATTTTTCCAAAAGCATTATTTTACCAGATAACTCTTCTATCTCTCTCTTGCGGGTTTGGTCTTTATCCCTTGCCATAGCAGCCAAGCCCTGAGCAAGTTTTAGTAAAGTATTTTCACCCTGTACTCCATCTTCCAGTTTATTATTAGATATGATAGTAAGAACTTCATCAGCTTCGCCTTTTGTTATTGCCAAAGACTTATTCAAATCAGAAAGCGACTTACGTATATCCACCTCTATTGAGGCAGCCTCCTGTATCTTCATGGCTTTATCCCTTATAAATCTGGGATTAAACAAATGATTAGTGATGTCTTTTACTTTAGAACACTGGAGGTCTGTGTCTTTACGATAGGTGCTTTCAGAATAAAGAATATTTTCATCAAGGCGTTGCCCTAAATGAACAGCCCTTAACACACTATTGCTCACAGCCCCATTTAAACACACCCCCTGCATCATAAAAGAGCGCATATCTAAAGCGCCATCACCATAGTCACTTGTCGAAAGCCTAGCCCCAAAAGCGATATAAACATCACCATTGCGTTCTGTTGGGATAACAATAGGTTCAGGCATAATAGTTTCAACCCATAATCTTGTGTCTGACATGAAAGCATCAGCAACAACACCACCCTCTACCTGAACACTTTCAAGGAAAGTTCTTATAATATCACCCGAATCAATCCTACGATAATGGTCGGATAAAACAGCCCTTGCCTCATATCCAACGGCACGTATGAGAACACGTTCTCTTTCGGTATGATAAGAGTGAGTATTAAAAATATCACTTAGCAGGTGTCTGCCCCAGTCGCTTGTGTTAAGCCCCTTTACATAACCAAGAGGCACTCCAAGTTTAGCCGACAACTGGGATAAGGCGTTATCATGAATAGCAAAATCACCCTTAGATTTCACATTCATTATAACTTTCCCATTACCAGCAAAGGTCATAACAGGGGACTGGTTTTCTCCCCGAACCCTACTACCCACAGGAGCTATAAAATCCTGCATTATCTTTCCTTCTCTGGTTAGTTTATCAAGGGCAACCTCAATATTACTCAACCCGGAATTAATTTTCCGCTGAATCTTTTCAGCAACCAACTCATTCAACTTTGTTTGTTTTTCTAATGTTTCCATAGTATTAATTATATAAAGTTAAGAAATCCAATACATAAGCCTCTACATCATATTTTATCCCATACTTATTAACACCTTTCCTCCCTTCCCAAGTGGGCTTACCGGAGTTCCATATGGCGGCAATTTCAGCAGGATTGTGTTTTTCAAGTAGCTTTTTAATAGCATAAACAGCAACCTCATCCTGATTAGCCTCTGTCATTGGTGTTATTTTACCATAAACCTCCATAGAATAAACATACCAAGTAGATGGCATAAACTGATAAGCCCCATATTCACCCGATCCACCGCTTAGATGATAATTTCCCCTGCTTTCTTTGTGTTTAATAATCCCGGCTATTTTTGCAACCTCATTATTAATTCGCATCTCTTCAGCGATAAGCTCCTGTTTTTCAAGGTTAAGGAATGGAGTCATGGTATTTTCTGCGGTTGTTTCAGTGAGTAAAATTATAAAAATAACTTTAAGAAAGTATCCTTTTTTTAACATTTTTTAAAATTTTCGTTAATAATTGCCGTACATGGCTTGCCAAATGGACAATCCAATGCAGGTTAAATATCAAAAACAGGGTACAAACAACCCAAGCCATGATGGATTTATAAAATTCATCCATTGGCACGAAGAGTGTTATAAACCCCGTCTTCAGTAGTTTTAATCTTCCTCTTCCTGTCAGAAAGCCAGTTTATAAAATCAACTTTCTGTGGAATACTCAAATTGGCTATTAGAGACACATCATCATCTTGTAATATTTTCTCATAATAGCCATTAATAGAGTCTAATCCCATTTGGTTTAACGTTTTTTTACTAATCATAATTTACTTTATTATTTGTTTTTTTGAAAACCCAAAAATACGAATGATATTTACGTGCGTGTTGTTGTTGTTTTACCTTGCCACTTAAAAGGCGGCTTTTCGATGCTTTTATAAATAAATCTAATGGATAAAAACCCGCCTTTAATGCTTCATTCATTACCCAAACGTGAGTAAAGTGCTGTTTGGCACTACTTACTGTATCCTGACATTTAAAAATAACAATTCCCTTTGGGCGTAAAAGCCTATAAAATTCACTAAGCGAAGATTTATACATTACCTTTAGGTCATTAAATGTATGGAAGTGGGAAAATCTCCTTGCCGTTAAACAACTATTCTCTTTTATTCTATCCCATACAACCCCTCCAAGTACAAATGGAGGATCAAACATAATAATATTAACAGACTCATCCGGTAATGGTATATTATCGGCAGATGCCTTCTCACAACCATCAACCTGTGGTTTAATGTCATATATGTATTTGGGTCGTGAGATTTCACCTTTATAAAAAACACCAGTAGAATATGTGGGATCAAGGTCTATATTACCCCCATTCCCATGTAATAATAAAATATTTTTTATAATATCCTGATCACTGTAACTTATAGATTTAATCATAATTTTATTTATCCCTCCATTCTTTAGTACATCTTTTTGAAAAATAAAAATAAGCTGACGGATCACCGAATCTATATTCCCTCAAGCATCTTGCAGCCTCCTTTCTTTCATCCTTGTTGTTGTAAGGAAACTCGTCAACCGTTTCAAGGTATCCCTGTCCTTTTCTATTAATATAGATTGTTTTCATAGTTTTACATTTTGCATTATACATTTTGTTTATTATACCATTTAATAAATTCAACAACCGCAAGGTATGTGCATTCAATTTTAGATTGGCCATCTTCTGATGTGATTAATTCGTTTCCATGTGACGAAATTACAATAACACAACATCCACCCAAAATGTTAAAATTATAAAACTCATCATTGTCGAAAATTTTAGATTCAATCTTCTCTACTACCGGCATAAGCCAATCCCAAGAGGAATGGTATTCCATTTCATTTTCAGAAAAATCATAAAACATAGATTCTACTCCTTCTATGTCCTGTAGTGTGTAATCAGGTGGAATAAGAAAGCGTATTCCATCCCATCCCATAAATTCAGCAATTAATTTATTGCCTTCTTCAATTTCTTTCATATTATTATGTTTTTAAGTGCTTTATGATGTATTTTCAATTCAAAATATTTAATAAAAGCCTTTATATATTCGGCTTTCATTTGATACCACCTTAGGCTACCGTTCCAGTAGTTTATTACACTGTCAGTAAAATCAGCATATACCACTTTGTTAGATTTATCTACATAAATAAATGCTTTTTTCATAGTTTTAATTTATTATTAATACTCGTTAATATTGCCATCAATACAATAGCACACACTATAAATAGTGCAATAAAAAATTCAAATGTTGTTGCCATAGTTTTAATTCTGTTAATTTATTTTACCCAAAATAGCATTACGCTGTTTAGCGTACTAAATATTTCTCATATCCCACACTACATTAACTGTATAATTATACAACATATTATCGCTAAGGTGGATGCCCCTATCTTTTAAAATTTCAGACAATAATTCCCTATCATCCTTAGTAATATTATTAATATCTATATCATATTTAATAAGAAAATCAAATATGATATCTTCAATAGCATTATTGTCGTTCCATTTATTGCCACAGTCATAATAATTTTCAATTTCGTCATAATAATTACCCGTTTTATCATAATACCCTAACTCATTATAACTATTAAAACCATACTTGGCATAAATTTCCTCACCGAGATCACGAATTATCTGCTCTGTAAACAAAACACTGTTCCATAACTCATTAACGTCAATATACTCCATGTTTGAATGATGCTGATAATAACCACATGAGATATTAACACAGCTTACCCCGACATTACGTTCAAACAGGTTTATGCTATCGGTTATTAATCCCTCAGCATGGTAAAAACCATATTTAAACATAGAATCTTTAATTTTTAGCTTAAAACTATCCGAAACAGTATCAGATTTATAAACGGAAGATATAAAATCACTCCGCCCCCACCTATCAAGCTGTATAATATACCCAACATCATCGAAAACAGATTCTTCTATATCGCTTGATCCTATAAGACCGGATTCCTCTTGTGTAAAAAATACTATTTTGATATTATCAAATTTCTCAAGCATATATAAACAGGCAAAGATACCACATTTATCATCACCACCAACACCAACCCTCTGGCTTTGAGAGGTGGCAAAAGCATGAACTCTGTTTAGTTTATTTGTATATGATACTTTAAAATCATTATAAAAATTATGAACAGTATCTAAATGAGCAACCACACAGGGAAAAGCATCTGATTCTCCCTTAGTGATAATCATATTACCCACGTTATCAATAACCGGGTTATATTTTTTTAGTTTGTCCCACAAATGAACAACCATCCTGCTTTCGTTCTTAGAGGAAGATTGAATATTTAATATCTCATTTAACTGAGATAGATCAGGCATATGAGGAAGATTTTCCTCTATGTCTTTTTGTTGGTTATTATACATTTTCTTTAATTTTACATTCACAGACTTCATCTTTCATCATTTTAACACCACAGTCGGGACATTCTACCACCATATCAGAATAGCAATATTCGCAGACATATTGGTTATCTGGGGTTTCTAGTACGTGCCTGACAACATCACCACAGTTTTCGCAAGTGGAATATTTATCTTCAAAGCAACTCCGGCAAATATCACCATCCTCAGAATCTATGGAGTTATCATTTATCTCCCACTCACCACAACAAGCACATATGAAACAGTTTTCCTTCAGATAATAATAATCACGAACTTCAACGGCATCATCATTTAAGGCATAACCACCTATATCCTCACAATATACAACACAATCAGAGCAATAAGAGTTATCATCTACCCAACGGATATCATCTTCATCTAAATCACAACCACAGTCGTAACACGTATAACGATTAACCGCACCTTCTGTGGATTGCATTTGATCAGGCCCTCTGTTTGGGTTTAAAAACATACCGTCATAATAACACAAAGTATCCACAAAAGGAAAACCATCAAAATCTTCATAATAATTATCGGTTTCATAGTGATAATCACATATAATCTTACCACCCAGCTCCAAATTCAGATTGTTAAATGATTGTTCCACTTTTGAGAAAAATCCATTATCCTCAGCCCAATCCTTAAAGGAAAGAATAGTTGACTCTGATCCGTATATGCGATCCAGAAAAGTAAAATCACCATCAGGACTTTTTACATTCTCCCAAAGCAAAGCTCTTCCTATTAACAATCCCTCTTTATCAAGAGAATATGCTATTTTAGCTCCTACTGTATTATAAAAATCAACATAATTTTTACAACCATGACTGGAATTAGGTCGCATACATGATGAAGCAAGTGTTCCCGATCTCTTGTCCTCTTGAATGGCGTAAATAGAGGCAGGATCGTCGCTTATGAGAATATCTATCTTACCACATGACTTAAGTTTTTCAGCCAGTAACTCATTCATTCTCTTAAACAGCTTCGGATCGCCAACATAAAAACACTCAAGCATGGAAGCGAATTTACTGGCTTTCATTACCTGACGGCCTTCTCTAAGCCACTTCCCGTTATCCTTATACTCTTGGACGCCCATGAAATAGGATATTTCACCACCCCTCACATCAAAGGAATTAAAAGGATTCTGCATATAGGGGATACGATAATAAATAACCCCATCAGCTTTAAATTCAAAATTGGGTATGTTTATCTTAACACTTCCCTTCAAATCTCCTTTCTTACAGAATAGTTCCATTTCATACAGCTGGTTAAATAGCTTATCTGAAACAATTAACTCACTATTGAATTTTATTTCCTTTATCAATATAGAATTATGAACGGGTATTTCGCCACAAACCAATTCACCAATAATAATCTTTTCATTAAAGACCAGTTCTCTTTGTATAACCCAGCTAAATTTATAACCTAGCTCATACTTTCTTTCATTATACGATCCTGAAAGGAAATTAGTGCAAACCCAGAATTTACCTTCATCAGATATAATTCCACAAGGGAGGACACCTACCATGCTCCTCCCTTTATAAAGCTCAATTAATGCGTATTTCATTTTATCACCTCTTTTACAAATGATTTGATATCAGAAACCCCATATCTAATCCCTATTTCGACCCATTTAATAATGTTGTCGATAGGAGTGAAAGCCTGAGGAGCTTTGTATTTTTTAACATACTCCTGCTCCCTGCTAAGGACACGCCGGGCCATGCTAAGAGAGGGCTGTTCATCAGTGTTCCACTTATAAACTTTATCCTCTTTTTTAACAATACCCATACCTGATACAACAGTAGCAAAGTTCCTACTTACGCCAGCCACTCTGGTAAAATCATCCAGTTGACCATAGTTGTTTGTCCTGAGACATTCTAAGGCTTTAAGCCTTCTTTCAATCGCATCTTTTCTCATAATCCAAAGTTTAAGTTAAGAAAACTGTGCCTGTCAGGGAATCGAACCCTGACCGATACCATACAGGCCGAAATTAAAACAAGTTTTTCAGAAAATGAAATAATTTTGACGAACAACGGAAATTCGTTGACGAATCACAGTAAACAATCAGGGATACGTGGAGTTGTTTTATAATCCCACCATTCAGAACCATCATATTCTCCACGTTCAAGCCATGTATTATCAATAAGCCAAACCAGTCCAAATAATTCTTGACCGCCATAACCGTTATCATAATCAAAATCAAGGGATTCTATAAATACCCTAAAATCCTCTGTGGAGTAATTGAGTTTTAATAAATAATGATATTTAGTCTTAAGATCACTATCAAAATAACTTGCGCCAGCAATCCTGTAAACATAGGCACATTTAATGTCAAGTCCTTTGACACTATCTAAAAGCTCTTGTTTTGCATTTATTTTCATAATATTAAGTTTTAATCTTCATCAGGATAAAAGAAATCATCATAACATTCACTACCACAAAACCCTTCATCGGTAAGTTCCTCTAGATTGCAATAACATCCACAGTTTCTACAATGACCATATTCATTTACGAATTTATAAGTTAAGCATGGTATTAAACTGCCTTCATGTTCTGTATAGATTTGGATTGTATCTTCATCCAAAAATTTAACCTCTTTAGCCTTAGGGAATTGCATCCAACTTTCAATCATGTTGCCATTGCGCATAGTATTTAGGGTAAATTGTGTGCTTAAAACCCTGTTTACAGTCCGTATCCCTTTATCCTCATCCCCAAAAACAAGTCCCTTAGCGTCTCTGCCAAGTATTTTCTGGTGGTAAATAGTGTGAATCTTAACTCCGGGAGCTAATCTTCGCTTAAAGTCCGCTATTGTTTGCATATGTTCCACATTTTTAAGTACATATTACACATTAAATAAAAATGCAATTCGCTATTATTAGGAAAATGCTTTTCAGCATATTCTTTAATCCTCAGGACTGTTCTATAAGAGGCTAAGACCGCTTTCTCTTCGCTCATAAGGTCGCCCCACACCTCTCTGGGTGGGCTAAATATAGTTTCCATAGAATTGATGTTTAGTACAAACTGTTTCACAAAAGTCCTGTTCGTTATAACCAGTTAAAGACATTATAAACTGTCTTAAACCGTAGTAAGTGCCTTTAAAGAGGATGTCCTTATCGGACAGCCTCTCTTTGCTTAAATGGACAAAGCCATTGTAATTAATCCACCACTCTCTCATCGTAATATGGTTTGTAGGCGAATATTAGAATATTCTGCGAACTCTTCATAAAGCTCTCTGTATAAGTCCTCAAGAGCTTCATCATTTGTTACGTTCACTTCATCAACTACAAGAGTTGACTGCAATACTTGTATAATCTTATTCATTGTCTGTCATGTTTAAAAGTTTCCTAATATCTCTTTGAATTATGTCAAAATACCTTGCCTTTTCCTCGTCTGTGGCTTCGTCATCATACATAGCCACGCAGGTAATAATATCCACGATCTCTTCAATCCGCTTCATGTTAGTATAATTTAGTTGAGTCTATTTCAATACCATGCCTTAAACATATTGCGATATAGCATGAATCGCACTGCCAGTCACTACCATCGCTACAATTAGAGAACTGTATGTTTTGTCTACGGTTAAAACCCTCCACTTTCATTTGAGGGTTGTGATAATGCCTGTTACAGCACGCTATAACAAGCAACAAGTAAAATATAGAAAATTTCATGGGTTAAATGTATTGGTTACTAACGACAAAAGCCCGAACCCCTAAGGGAACGGGCTGCATACGTACACAGGTAATCTACCTGATGTTGAGCTTAACTGACAGACTTGCAGGTACAGAGCCTTTCGGAGTTTTGATTGTGACTTGTTCGCCTCCAAACGCACTGCCTGCCTGCGTTACTGAGTATCCTGTTGCGCCTTTCTTGCTTGTCCATTGCTGAACATCCTGTTTCAGAACAATCGTGATCGTGTCATTCGCGTTCTGCGTAACGCTTATCACGTTAGAACTTGTCGAAACTGCTTCCTTTGCGGAAACTAACTGTGCTAAATCATTGATCTTTGCCATTGTGTGTGTGTATTAAGTGAATTTTTGTAATTGAATTTCGAAACAAACATACAACGGAAATTTTTCAAAACCAAATTTATTTGACGAACGAATCAAAATTGGTGACGAACGTACAAAAATCATTGACGAACGGCAACATCCTACTAAATTGATAGGATTGAATTAATTGACAAAAAAATAACCATTATATAATAAGGTGAATAAAGATGTGAAATAATGAAATGAGTTACTTTTGAAACGCCAATTCCCGCTGCATCCCGCACCAACAAAGGAAAACAGAACATTGACAATCGTATCTTATTGATATTCAATACATTATAATAGGAAACAATCGGAATCGCTTTATTATCAAGGGATACAAAAATCTACTTAACATAATACTAATTATAAGACACAATTGTTACAATTTACTGATTATCAGGACAATACAAACAGTCGAAATAGACAAAAATGATTGACGGGGAGTGGGTTTCGCAATTTTCATTTAATAAAAGGTATGCCGCCCCCTTCTTATATATATCCACCATCCCTGTAGACTTACACACAGTCAACCAATTAACCCCCGCAGACCTACCCGCCATCAGTTATTCTCACAGACTTACCTATAATAAACCACCTAATTTTCTCCAGACCCGAAAAACCAAAAACACCCCCGCCCACAGAAAATTCATTTTGTTGTGTTTTCCCTGTGTTTTTCGATACCTATATATAAAAGGTGCAGCCGGGTTGATTTGGGTTCGGCGACCGTCCTTTTCAATCATTTGAAAATCAATCTGTTGAAAAATTTGTTGAAAATAATCCTGAAAATATTTGGATGGGAATAGTTGTTTTTTTAACTTTGTATGATATTTGGAACAAAAACAGGGGTTTCCCTCCGACAAAATAGAACATTATGTCAATAGAGAATAAAATGCGGGAGTTAAGAAAGCTACATGGGGTATCACAGGCCGACATGTCCAAGAGGCTGGGGGTGGGCAGGGTAACGCTGTCGGAGTACGAGAGGGGTGTCAGGCATATACGGGTAGATAAGTTGGAGGATTACTTGGATGAGTTGGGGTATGAATTAAAGATTGTATTAAAATAGATATTTTTAAAATAATGAAACACATTACTAACGGTCTGGTGTATTTTTTTACTTTTGTTATTATTGTGGCTGAGATAGCGGGATTTTGCTGGTTAGCTGAGCATATGGACGTCCCACCCGGAGACACACTCGCACTAATTAAATGGGTAGCTGTTATGTTCGCTTCTTTTTTTGTGTCTATATTTATTAATTGGCTTATAATTAAAATAGCAACTAAACTTTTAAAATAATGAAATACATTTATTCAATCATTCTAGCCGTCTGCTCTATAGTGTACTTAATACTCTCTGTGGTTTCTTTCCATACAATACCATGGATTAGTGGTATATGTGCAGCCATTTTTATTATGTGCGGGCTTCTTACTTGGTTTTACATTTGGGTATCTAAAAACAACAAAGATGAAGACTAATTTATTTATTTTGCTTCTTGTATGCTCTCAGGCATATGGGCAATGGGATGCTGTGCTTATTGATACTACATCTTATGAAATTATACAAGATACTGTTCCGGGGGTAATGCTTGTAGGATATGATGATGGTACTGTTAAGCAGATAGATGGGTATGAGGTGGAAGCCCCCTTTGTGTTTGGTCGGGGCGAATATCTAGATTGTGATAAAACCCCTCTTCCTAAAGATGCTATAGTTTGGATGTTTAAAAGAAAAAGACATAGATGAGACCACAAGAATTAAGAATCGGGAATTATGTGACAATCCACGACGAGGAGGGGGATTCTATTGTTGAGATTATTGTAAACACTTTAAAAGGAATAGAACACGATGAATCATGGGCTTCTCCCATACCCCTAACAGAAGAGTGGTTGGAAAGGTTTGGGTTTATAAAACCAGAAGATTCATGGTATTGGAGTTTAGATTATGATCCCTACAAGGAAACGTTTAAAATTGCATATAATGATGTACCCGGATGTTGGTTTGTTGTTGGGTTTGAATCTCTTCTTGTAGATTATGTCCACACCTTACAGAACCTAATATACAGTCTAACGGGAGAGGAACTTAAAATAAAGGGAGATGAAAAGGCTTAAAATAGGAGATCGTGTTAAGATAGTTAATTATGGGGGTATTGGGTGGGTCAGAAAGGACTTAGTGTCCCCAAGCGATGTTTTAATAGACGGGGGAGGGTTTGGTGATTATATTGCTGTTGATATAAGTCCAGAACTTGTAGGGACTAAGTGGTATGTAGGTGAAATTTCTGACGACGAATATTCTTTAAGTAAGAGTAGGTATGGCGATGGTAACGTTATAGCTTGGTTTAATAGAGATCAGTTGAAAATAATAAAACACAAATGATAAAAGTATATAACAGCAAGACTGGGAAGTGGTTAGAGCCTATGATCTTGTTTTTTGGGAAGGATGGGGTTATATGGAGAGTAGATGCGGTAGAGCCTAATGAAGACCCGATGTATGATGGGTGGTATAAGATAGAGGGAGATGATTTACAGTATGTTTCTATTGTTGGCGACGTACAGCACGGCATAGAGTTGCTCCCACAAAAAACATGAAATTAACAATTAAACATAAAAAAAATGATAGTCCCTATTATTATTCCCCATAGGACAACGGAAGAACCAGTATGCCCTAAGTGCGGGATGAAAGAAAGTAAAATAGAAGTCTGTGAGCATTGTGGATATAAATATGAGGACGACGATGGATTCCCGGTTATTGGCTGTTTGTTCGCAGCATTAATTATTATTATTGTTATATGGCTTTTTATCACTTTATTTTCATGGTTGTTTTTGAATTTTGACAATCTAAGTTTAGTAGAGATATTTAAAAGTCAGTGGCATTGGCTTAAATCATTAAAGATAGTATGATCCACAAACTAATAGAACTCAGGAAATTCCACAAGGTTAGTGTGAGTGAAATGGCTAGCCATTTGGGGATAAGCCGATCCATGTTGTCCCGCCTTGAAAAGAAAGAGGACATGAAGTTGGGCTTAGCCCTTCGTTATGCCTCTTATCTTGGTTATGAAATTAAAATAATGATAGAGGCATGAGTAAGATTATTCTTAAAAGGGAACTATACGAAAAGATGCTTAAAAATTTAGAGATTAGATTTGAGGCTATTAAGAACTCCACTACTATAGGCGGTATAATGGAAGCCGCCCAATTAAAGGGGGCGATTGAAATACTTAAACTTATTCTAAAATGATAGACGCTATCCTATGTGTATGGGTTGTGGTGTTAGCTTATAGGCTTTATTCTTTAAGCATTAGCTTTAACACATTGGCTGAGTGTTATAATGCGTTGGTTGATAAGTTAATAAAAAAAGAAATACTGGAGGACGAGAGTATATGATGTGGACAACTGAAATAAAAGCTATTGTAGATGGTAAGGTTAAAACTTTCTGTGGCCCTAATATCGAAGCCCCTTCTAAAGGGTTGGCGCGGCAGTATTGCCAACTTAACGGACTTGGTTATTGTAAGGTTACAGACCAGCTGATATCAGAAATCCCCGTTAAAGATGGGGGTGTTAATTGGGATAAGAGAAAAGATTATGATTACGAACTTAATTAAACAATATGAAACCACTAAAAATTAAGGAGGAATAGCCATGACCACAACAGAACTAAGGGATAAGTACCAGGACGAATTGACCAATATTACAGATGATTTAGAATATAAAATGCCAACACCACTAAGACAGTGGTATTTAGGCAAGCACAAGGTACTCACAGATGTAATTTCCGACCTCAACACCCTCATCCAGTCAGGGGCTATTTAGGCGAATATTTAATTTAAAATCATGAATTATCATTCTTGGACAAACTTTGAACACAAATCCCTAACACGGGATTACTCCAACACTCCGAATAAAGTATTAGCAGAGAGATACGGGGTAAGTGTATATGCTATCTATGCAAGGGCGTTTGCACTTGGGATAAAGAAAGACAAGTCATATAGGGCAAGCTGTATGAGTAAAACACTAATAGATAATAAGTTTAAAAAGGGTACTATACCCTGGAATAAAGGATTGAGGAGTGCATGAAACACGGGAGTTTATTTTCGGGAATTGGTTCTTTTTTAAACAAAAGATTTGCATACGTCAACATTACATTGTATATTTGAACTATGGCAAATAAAAGAAATCCTGTTTATGATAGTGCATACCAGATGTACCTTGATGGGTTATCGCTTGAGCAGGTAGCGACAGAAATCGGCGTGACAAGACAATGTGTTTATAAAGCCTTTAAAGAAAGAGGATTTACGCTTAGGGGAGTAAATTTTAAACCACACCAGTTTTATGATGGCAAAAAATTTACACTTAGGAATACAGGGTATTATTCATTGACTACCAATGAACGAACATTGATGCATAGGTATGTTTGGGAGAAAGAAAAACATAAAATTCCAAAGGGTCATGATATTCACCACATAGATGAGAATAGGGCAAATAATAGAATTGAGAATTTAGAATGTTTACCTAAATCAGAACATACAAAAAAATATAGTCCACACAATAATCAATATACCAAAGGAAGGAAACGTGATACACATAGGATTATTTGAAGGAATTGGAGGGTTTTCATTAGCGGCTGAGTGGATAGGATGGGAAACACGTGTCACTTGTGAGATAAACCCATTTGGGCAAAAAGTGTTGGCCCACTATTGGCCTAACTCTTATCATCATGGAGACATACATACACTTACTTATGACACAATTAATATTGAACTTACAAAACGATTTGGAACCCACTGGAGAAATGACGACATTATCGTCACCGGTGGGTTCCCGTGATCGTGTCAACCGTATTCACTTGCAGGGAAACGAAAAGGCACAGAAGATAACCGCCACCTCTGGCCGGAAATGCTTAGAGCAATACGGGAGATTCAACCGCAATGGATTGTGGGCGAAAACGTTTTCGGCTTTGTTAATTGGTCAGGGGGATTGGTATTCGACCAAGTGCAGGCTGACCTGGAAGCTGAAGGGTACGAAGTGCAACCGTATGTACTTCCAGCTTGTGCCGTCAACGCACCGCACCGAAGGGACAGGGTTTGGATTGTTGCCCACAACACAATGCGAATACGGACATCGGAAGTTGACGGATGGAAAAAATATCAGCAAAACAACGGGAATAAATTTTGGCCTAAATCTGGAACAAATGGCTTTAAATGGTTTATTACCGACACCCACGACACTGGATACCAACGGGATAGAGAACAGTCCTTCACAGAAAGGGAAAAGTCACTTGGCAGCAGACCTGGGAGATGGGACAACTTCCCAACTCAATCCCCTCTTCGTGGCAGAAATGATGGGCTTTCCGACAGACTGGTTGGTATTACCTTTCCTAAATGGAGAAACGAATCTATAAAAGCTATGGGGAACGCAATTGTTCCGCAAGTAGCTTATCAAATATTCAAGGCAATAGAACAATATAACAACCAATAACTCATGAAACTATACATATCACAAACAACTCCCGGCGGGGGATATGACAAAACGGATAAGATGATAACCATTAAAAACCAAAACAATGAATAAAATAACCTTAAAAGACGGCTGGTATTACGACGAGAATAACAACCGATGGGATGCTGATTATGAAACAGAAGAGTCGGCAGCTAAAAAAAGTGAATCATTAATAGATTGCTCCGATTGCTCCGATTGCTCCGGTTGCTCCGGTTGCTCCGGTTGCTCCGATTGCTCCGGTTGCTCCGGTTGCTCCGGTTGCTCCGATTGCTCCCGTTGCTCCGGTTGCTCCGGTTGCTCCGGTTGCTCCGATTGCTCCCGTTGCTCCCGTTGCTCCGGTTGCTCCAATTGCTCCGATTGCTCCCGTTGCTCCGGGTATGAAGAAAATCCGCAACGGTATATAACTCCCAAAGTTGGCTCACGGCAAGCGCAAACAGCTTGTTATTGGACAAATGCGAACGATGCACAGATAGTATGCGGGTGTTTTAAAGGTAGTCTTAATGCCTTTGAAGCGAGGGTAAGGGAAGTCCATGCAGATACCGAACACTTACAGCCTTATCTGAAACAGATTGAGGTTATGAAATACTTATTGGCTCAATAAAGGATATACTTAACTTGAATTTGAGGTAATTACCGAAATAACCGCCGCAAGGCACAATAAATAAAACTATGGAAAAAACAGACGCACAAGAATTGGAACAACGTGAAATCCTTAGAAACGTGATAACAGAGCAAATACAGGGATTGAGGAATGACTATGTAATATTGGTGGTAAATCATGGTACTAATATTCATGCCGCACGGCTTATGGTGGATATAATGAAGAAGATAGAAGCCGCTGAAAGTCTATTGAGTTTTTATAAAAAATAAATTAGGAGGAACAGTAATGACAAAAGTATCACGAATAAAAGTATCAAGCCATTACAAAAAGTTTTTTGACCTTCAAGATATGGGATTGGCTGAAAATGATCATTTAATGATTGATTGGGGTGTGGCATTATGTGAGAATCAAACCACCGAGAAGGACAAGCGGATAAAGGAGCTGGAGGAAGCCCTCTCCGAACTCGTCCACCTTCATAACTGCGAACAGGAAGGGCTATTATCAGGACAGCCTACACCTGAAATGTGGTTTGAGGCTGTTGAGAAAGCAAGTGAAGTATTAACCAAAAATAATGAGTGAAATGGAAACGAAAATTAAATCAGCAAGTGTAAAAATAATGTTGAGTTACGATTACTCACATTTTGAAACATGCATGTCCCTTGAAAACGAAGAAGGGGTAAGTAAGGATGAAATAGACAATGCCCGTAAAGATTGTCAAAGGCTTTGCGATAAAGCGGTGAAGCAGTATAAAATTGCTAAAGAAATGGCTGCTAAACGTAATGATGGCGAATACAAAATGAGAAACTTTGAAGAGCAGTGCAGGAGTATAGCTTTAAAAGCAGAGGGCGACAGAACTATTAAAGAAATTGCCATGCTCAAACGGTATCAGGATGAAAACTGGCAAGCACAATTTGATTATGATTATGATTATGAGGATGATTATCAGGAGGAACAGCAATGACAAAAGACAATCACTTATTACTAATGAACTGGCTGTATAAAACCATAGCGGATAATCCTGATGCGATAACAAAGGCTGAAGATTCAATAGATGTTTACCGGATGCTTCAGCATAAGTTCCTTCAGGATATGCAGATAGGCATGAAGAAGATAGCTAAAGAAGTTTTGTTAATCGCTAAACAATGATAACAGAACAACAGAAACTTGATGGGCTTTGCAAGGCAAGGTTTATCATAAAAGAAGATGCAAAACAATTTGAATGTATTGAAATTGGATGGGATTATGGGGTTGATTGGGCGAATTATCAATGGGAACAGCGAATTAGGGCGGTGATTGATAATGAAAAAACAGTTTTTAAATTAATGGATCAAGCCGGAGATGCAGGAATAGTCGATAGGAAAATTTATGAAGGGAAAATACAAGTGCTTAATTGTTTAATCAAAGGAGAGAAATAAAAAATGAACCAAAATAAATTAATTGATGTCAAAATAGACATTCACAAAGAGCAGGTAGTAAAGCTGCAAGAGATAGAAGATAAACTAACACGTTGTATTGGTGCAATAGGTAACCCTGAACTCAATGAGTATTTCATTGATTGGCTTAACCAACGCAACAGGTGTAATGACACATACTTTGCTATTATCAAGGTGCTAACTAACGGTAAGATTGTGTTATGAAAATAGAAAGCATAGTAGTAAAAGTAAGCCGTGTTTATTACACCGATTCAGGAACTTATCTGAGAGTTGTGGAACAGCACGGAGAAGCCCCGCAATGGTACATACAGGACTTTGAAGGCGATTGGGTTGCAGTATGCCAATACTTAATTGATGAATTACAGGAAGCTGAGGAAGTATTTGATTTGAAATTAAAATAACCGCCGCAAGGCACAATAAATAAAACTATGGAAACGAAACAGAAACTTACAGGGATTGAGCTTATTGCTCAGGAACGCAAAGAACAGATTGAAAAGCATGGTAGAACTGTTGAATACGACGTTCGGATTAATAATCTTAAGCAACTTTCTTTGGCGGCTGAGTTATTAATTACTGGGAAAGTATATAATAAGGAAAACTTGCCTCCTTATGGTTGGGATTATGATTTATGGCAGAAGATGTCTAATAAGCCATACAAAGATCGCATCATTATTGCCGGAACTTTATTAGCCGCAGAGATTGATAGGCTTAATGCTATTGAGCCATGAAACCAACACACGAACTATTGCAGATACTCCTTGACCATGTTGAGGAGGTGGAGAGAATTGAAATTGAGAAACCTAAATAAATAAACATGGAAACAAAAACTTACAGAATTGATCTTAAAAGGTTATACGATTGCCTTTATCGCTGTCCCGCTTGTGGGTATTATGCCTTCAACGGAATTGAGTGTTACGATTGTGGGTATTCAAGATAGGAGGCTCAACCATGACAGCAAAACAAATTATCCTCGACAAGATCGGGGAGTTGAAAATGATACTGAATGAAACTGAATACATCCATGTGTTTTTGCCAGAATCTCCGGTAAGAATCCATGCTAAAATCGAAGTCCTCGAATCCATTCTCCCTCAGATTAAGGAGATAAAACTGCCAAGTGATGAGGAAGTGTTTATCGCATCTCGTGAATATGAGATGAAGATAACTGCCGAAACCGCTACTTTGCCACATCACGATTTTTGTGTTGGAGCAGGATGGCTGCGTGACAAGATTAAGGAACAGCTTCCCGCCCCGCCTGAAAGAAAGGAGGGTGAGGGATGAGAAAAGTATTACAAACAAGATTTTGTAGAGAGGGAGAAAGAGGTAATTGCTTTAGTGCGGTGATAGCATCAATAATGGATAAGGATTCTGCCGAAGATGTTATTCAGATTCAGGAGTATTACGATTCTAATTGGGTAGATATATTATGTGATTGGCTTGACAAGAATGGATATGAATGGTACAGTATAAACGGCCATTCTAAAATAAAAGACGAGTATTACTTAGTCATTGGTAATAGTATGCGAGGGGTTAGCCATGTATGTATATATCAAAACGGAAAATTATATCATGATCCTCACCCAGATCAAACTGGTTTATTAAATGAGCGAAATTATGAAGTTATAATCAAAATAAATAAATAAGAAATGGAAGATCAAAATTGGGAAAAAGTGAAAAAGGAAATAGACAAGGATGAAGCCAAAAGAACCTTGTTAGAAATTGAGGCAGCCAAGATACTTGCCACAAACAATGATTTTG